TATACAGGATCAGAACCACATCGAATGATTTCATTCAAATGTTCTTTTCTTGTTTGATTGATTTTCGGTCGCTTCACTTTACCTCTACCATGAAGTTTACACGGAAGTAAGCTCTTCGGGCAGCTACATATTGAGCAGTTGAAAGGACTTCGTAACTATCATCGAGAGAACTTTCAATAAGTTCTAATGATATCTTACCACCATCAGAAAGCTCTTTGTATCTTTCTTCTAGTTCTTTCAAATATGCTTTTATCACATTTGTAGCGTTTTCAAGATTGTACTTCTTCATATAAGAAGCCATGTGACTTGAACTAAAAGTTATAATGGTTATGTAAGTGCCTGAGATCAAGGTTTCATCAACCTGTTTCCAGATGACACTGTCTGTGGTTGCATTTCCTCTTACATTGGAAGAACCCCAAGAACGATCCATGGCTCTTGCTAACAAGTTGTATTTCTTTAAGTCTTTGATCATTATTCAAACCTAGCAGTTGATAAATAGTTCACTTCAATATAATTGTTCGTTTTGAACGGAAACGCCTAGTTTTGAGATAATCATTCCACTTAGGTGAAGCCTGAATTTTGAAAACTACAGTCTGTGGAAGTTGGGAGTGATCTTGTTCTAATTGGTTATGTTCCACTAAACGGTCTTGAAGTATTTGTGATCTATACTCTAGATCACAGAAGTAACAACATCCTAACTCTTTGAAAGATAAACTATCATCTTGTGTCTGCATAGGGAACTTGCAAAGAGGACAAAACAATGGAACCGTGGATGCGTTGCTAGGCATTATCAGAAACACTGTACCATTTTCCATTTCCTTGAAACTATTCATTGGACCTAACTCCTATTTATTTTTGACAGTGCCCTCAGACGGCTTTTGGTTGAATGTTGACACCTAACGAGGTATAGTATAGCATATGAATATATTCTTTGTAGATCCAAATCCAAAAGAAGCTGCTTGTGCTTTATCTGATCAACACGTCATCAAAATGACATTGGAAACAGCACAAATTCTATCAACAGCTTGTCATGAATTAGGTTTAGACAAGTTTGTAAACGGTAAGCTTTATAAGTCAACTCACAAAAATCATCCTTCATGTGTTTGGGCACGTAAAAGCTTTTCTCATTTCTATTGGTTGTTGAACCATGGAATTGCTCTCTCGACTGAATATTCAAGGCGTTATAACAAAGTTCACGCTTCTCAACAAGTGTTCTTTGATATTTTGCACGCCTTAAAAACAATTAAATCAAGCAACAAGTTTCCTAATCAAGGTTGGGAAGACCCGCCGCTTGCAATCAATGAAGCAATTAAACCAGTTGTTCTATCTGTAAAAGATGGTAAAGTTGATGTTGTTGAAACATATCGAAACTATTATCGTACGTGCAAAATGAAGTTTGGCACTGTTCGTATTCGTGATGCTACTTGGAAAACAGAAAAGCCTTCATGGCTTTGAAACAAAATTTGAATTAGAAAAAGCCGGGTCAAGCCCGGCTTTTTCATTTGTCTTTTTTTTGACTCAACTACGAGAACAATCAAGAGACTGCACGAAGTTTTCTAGTTTTGAATATGCAGTTGGATCCGTGTAAGTATCCCTCCACAACTCACCAACTTTTTTAGAGGTTTCTAAATCAAGAAACCCACTCAACTTCTTATAGAAGTAAGCAGCATCCTCGGGAGTTTCACCAACATATCCTAACATAGCAACTACCAAGAATTGTTTCTTGGTTCTGCTGAACTCAACGCCATACGGGATTTTGTTTAGTTTCTTATCGTTCTTTTCCATAATATCTTTCAGATCAAAGGGGTTTTCAGTTTTGCACTTTTGATTTATGTCCATCTCTAACAATTTCCACCAACTGATCGGTGACTTCTTTCAGTGGTGATACGTGTGTGATTATGATGACAGACTTGAAGTAAGCTTTCAAGACATCAAGGAACTCCATGCATTTTTGCAAATTGTCATCATCCAATGAACCAAATCCTTCGTCGATTATGAGAATGTCTGGTTTTGGAAGCGAGGACAAATTGAGTAATGCTACACGGAGAGCCAAAGATGTAATCATCTTCTCTGCACCAGAAGCAAGTTCGATTTCTCTTTTGCCTGATGCGTCTTCTATAAAAACATCCATAGAGTTTGATGAAAGGTCAAGATCCAAACTTACATTGAATTCCTGAATAGACATTAGAAGTTTTTGAAGTTCGTTGTTGATTGCTGGAAGCTGCGTCTTCAAAATCAAGGAAGGAACACCTGTTTTTGATAGAGCGTCAGTCAAAGCTTTTTGAAGTTTCAGTTCATTGATTGTGTCGTTGATGGACTGAACTTGTTCGGAAAGCATTTGTTTCTGAGCTTGCAATCCTCCACGCTGGACAAGCATCTCTTCTTTCTTTGAGAGAAGATTTGCCATCTTGTTCTTATGTTGAAGAGATAAAGATTTCAATGAAGAAATTTTATCAACATCAAATGTTTCAATCGTTGTTTTCTCTTTTTGAACTTCCAATTCGAGGGACTTTATCTTTTCATCCAACGATGACAAACGAAGCAAAGCGTTTTCATTCTTTTGCTCAAGATTCAATCTCTTTTGTCTGTTGCTTTCCAAAGTTTTTGTGATTTTCTCAAACTTAGAAATTTCTTTCTCAACTTCTGTTCTTGAATTTTTCTTCAAGAAAAGTTGAAGGTCACTTACTTCTTCCAACAATGAATTGAACTTGTCTCTATCAATTTGAATTGATTTGGCATCTTCATGCGAATCCTTGATAAAGCGACAGGAAGGAAACTGATCCCCACAAGGAACAGTTTCCAGTTTCTTGACGGACTTTTCTTTGTTTTCAAGTGAGGCTTGCTTTATCTTCTGTTCATTGACACGATCAAGCAAAACTTTTTCTTTCTCTTTGATAATGTCAAATTTTTCATTCAACTCACCAAAATCAAAGAGCTTTACTTGAATTTCATAAGCTGAGATATCCGCACTTATTGCTTCATGTGCGTCAGCCAAAGAAACAAGCTCATTTTCTATTGTCAACTTTTCTTTCTTGAAATTTTCTAACTTATCAATCTTTTGTTGATGAAGTCCCAAATCTGGAAGTTCAAGAGTGTTTATTTCACTCAATTCCTTTTCAGTTTCTTCTTGAAGTTTTGCAAGAGTTTCAATCTGAGTAATAAGGGTTGCCATCTCTTCTGTAAAAGAAGCTTCACTCTTTTCTACTTGTTCAAGTTTGGATTTGGTAATGTCTTGATTTTTGCAACGATCCATAAGAACCGTCAAATCATCTTTGGCATAACCATGCAACTTATCGAAGATATCCAAATCAAGAAACCTTGAAAGAATTTTCTTTCTTTGAGTTGGACCTTCTTCAATAAAGGTATTGATCTTGCCTTGACTTGAGAAAGCCGTAAGAAGAAAATCTTCTGCGGTTCCAATCAACCTTCTTATTTCTTTGTCTGTATCTTCTCTATTGATGGAAGTCAAAGACAAAGGTTTTACAGTTCCATCCTCGGTCAAAACCATTTTGTAAAGCTCAAGAGAAGTGTTTGATTTTTCTCTGTCCTTATCAGTAAGGTCTTCATCCTGCTTTCTTTTTGGAACCATTCTTTCTGTTTTTCTCTCAATGACATATTCAACGCCATTGATATCAATGGTGACTTTTGCACCACCTTCGTTCTCACTTCTATTGAGTATTTTTGCATTCTTGATTGGACCTCGGTCGGAACCGTTATAAAGTCCATACATCAAACTTCCAACAATAGAACTTTTTCCTGCTCTGTTTGGACCAAAAACTCCAACCAAACCAGAAAGCTTTGTGAAATCAAGAACATTGTCTTTTCCATAACGGAAAAGATTGTCAAACTCAAGTTTCTTCAATGACCAAGAAACATCTCTTGTTGCTTCTGGTTCCGAGGCATACAACTTTGCAAGATACTTCTGTATAACCTTGATTGAACCTTCTTCAAGTTGTTCTTGCGTCAACTGATACTTGTCTTTGTTTGACAAGATGAACTCTTTGAAAAGTTCATGAATTACTTTTGGGTTGTTTCGCAAAGATGATTTCTGAATCTGCACGTTGTTTGTCGAGATTGCAGAAAGGTCTTTTTCAACATTCAGTTGTTGAAAAGAAATTTGAAGTGGTTTGTAACTTTGTTTCAATTCATTTGAAAGAACCTGTGTTTCAAGACTCGAAATCTTGCTTTGATGACGAATTCTCATACGAGAACCCGGACCAAGATTTGGATGCTTTTTCTTTAGCGTATGAATTGTCTCTTCCACTGAACCATTCCAATCAACCGTAATATACGGTGTTGGATTTTCCACAGGGCAGAACTGAACACTCCAATCATCCTTGTCCTCAATATCCCAAACAAGAAAACCCTTTTCTTCATTCTCACCGAAGTTCTGTTGAATTAGAGAACCAGCATAAGCTGCCCATGGCAAACTCTTCTTGTTCTTATTTTCTCTCCATCCAAGAAATTGTGAAAGATGAATGTCTCCAAGAAGAAGATAATCAAATCCAGAAAACTCTGCCATGGTCTTCTCGCCATGTTGAAAGTAGAAGTTTCCATCTGTCTTACTTCCAGCAATCGAGCCATGAAACAAAGCAATGTTGGTTTTATTTGGATCGGGCTTTAGTTTTGACCAACCTTCTTTGTCAAAAGGAGAGAATGCATAAAACTCAAAAGGAAAACCTTTGGCTTGAAACTGAACACTGTCCTTCAACAGGAAGTGGTTTTCCAAATTCATTGCTTTATGAATTGGAGAAATAACGTCTTGTCTTGAAGCATTAGCAAGATTTCCATCATGGTTTCCGAGAAGTGTATATGTCGGCGCAATCGAAACCATTTCTCTTATCATCCAAGCAAGTTTGTCAATTACTTCTGGACTGATATTTTGTGTCTTGGTGTGGAAAGTATCACCAGTGTTTATGATGATATCAGGTTCAAGAGCACGCATGAGTTCAAAAGTTTTTTCAAAAACTTCCGTATATTCTGCGTGTCGTTGAAAACCTCTCCAATGAATGTCTGAAACGTGGCAAATTCTCATTATTATTTCCTCTAGACAATACTGCTTATTTTGTCTTTGAGAGTTTCTATCCTAGAATACAGTTTAGCAGAAGCGATCAAATCATTAAACCTACCCAACGGAAGTTCTCCAATATCTTCATATTGTTCTGGTATTTTCAATATCTTTACTTTTATGTTGTATTGAGATAATAGCTTCGCTATTTTTAGTTCTTTTGTTTTTGCATCAAGGTCTAGCGACAAAATGACTTCTGTTTTATTTTCACAAATCCTCTGGAATAGAAGATAGTTCTCATTTAGTTCACTTCCAAGAAGACAGGTTGCATTTGGAATTACTTTCAACAAATCAAATGGACCCTCAACAAGAACAAGTGGCTTATTCCAATTTATGTTCATCTCATTGAAAATGATTGACTTACGGTCTACTTCGGGATTTTTGTATTTGACTCCTCTACCTTTATCCAGAATTTTTCTTGCTGTATAGTAATTCAAATCACCCTCAGAGTCAAATGAAGGAATGATGACCCTGTTCTTGAAATCTGGATGATCAGAAACCATTATCTTCCAATAATAGAGCTCTCTTTCTGTCAATCCTCTTCTCTTGAGAAGATAATCAGTGTGATATCGATATTCTTTTTGGTGAATGGCTAGGAGTTTGCTATTTGGAGGAAGAGTTATTGGTTGGTCTACTTCATCCAATATTTCCTGTGACGACAGAAGAGTGTTTGCGGTCAGCGTGGACTGCCCAAAAGTGAGAAGGAACTCTTCTTTTGAGTTAGAAAAATACTTTGACAAAACAGGAAAAATGTTTGGAGACTTCAAACCACAAACCCAACAATGACATTTGAAATCATCTGTCTTGATTACGAGTTTCTTTTTTGAATATCCAAAAGGTTTCCTAGATTTACAACGAGGACAAAGAACTGAAATGTTCAGTCCAGAATTAGAAATTATGCCTTGTCCAAAGGTTCGTTCAATAAAATCAATTGCTTGACCTTGTGTAAAAACTGGCATACTACCAAATTTACACGAGAACGATTATCATTCAATTGGAAGGTGTGGTTAGTTGTCCGCCGCGACAAATTACCCACGCGTCACAGCGATCGTAGTTTTCTTTATCAAAAACTACTTTTCCTTTATGTTTTCCATTTTTTGCTGTGTGTGTAAGCCAGGGAAAATTAGGGTATGCTGCTCTAACAGCATCAAAGACCTGTTCCTTAGTCGATCGTGTCTTATCGCTTCGATTAACTTTGATCCCTGCTGCCTTGCGCGCAGAATTAACGTTGATATCGTGAATGGTTGTTCCAGAAAATACTCTTCTTGCAATATATGAGACAATGCCATTGAACTTGGCAAGCGTAAATAAGGTATCAGCAGAAGAAAATCCAGGAGAAAAACCTTTAGCACTTGCCTCAACAAAAACTCTCTTTACTTGATATTTTTTCTCAAGCTCCAACAGTCTTTTTTCAATTTCGTCTGCCTTCAACCAAAGACTATCTTGTTTGGCAGAAAACTTGACATGTTCCATGAACTCAAACTGTCCTTCCTTTGTCAAACCAACAATACCAACAACCGCAGTAGAAATATCTAAACCTATTTCGATTTCTTTTTTGAGGCTGGTTTCGTTGATGCTAGTTTCGTTGACACAGTCTTCTTGCGTTTTCTCTTTGTCTTCAACTCTTTCACTTCGTTGAGTTTTTCTTTGTAGACTTTGAGTAATGGAAAAATCATGTCCTCTGTCCAGAACTGATATTTTGCTTTGTTTTGACTTGCCCATACTTCTCCGGCTGCTTTCTTTCTCAAAACGGTTATTTGTTGAACTTTGGCTTTTGGTTTTACTTCAACCATCAAGCAAGAACCGTCTTTGTACCAGACTACGAAATCTGGAATGTAAAATCTAACTCGTTGAGTTCTGTTGCTGTATCTGTAAGCAAGCTTCAAAGTTTCATATTCATATTTTTGAACTTGTGGATCATCATCTAAGTGAAGACAAACAGCCTTTTCCCACAATGATCTGTATTTGATTTTAGAACTGCATTTTGGTGAAATGTGTTCGCCTGAATGATATCTCTTTGACATTACATATTTAAGTATGTGAGGTAACAAATCATTTGAAAAAGGCTCTGTTCCGCTTATTTTTCCTTATGATACTGACCGGCAGTTGCATGGTCAGAACCAGAGAGCCTCACACTGAATACCTTCTAAATGCACAAAGACAGCCCCTTTGGTGGTCAAATCTTCCAATCAATGTCTACTTTGATCTTCACACAATGACGGAAGACCAAGTTGTTTTGTCACAAACAGCATTTCATCTTTGGAATGGTGCAATTGGTCATAAAGTCTTTGAAGTCTTCCCTCAAACAATGGAAGCAGATCCAACTTTGATGACTTCATTGGATAATTCTATTTTTGTTACAGTTGACCATCTTAGAAGAGTTGGAGGAATTCAAAGACTAGGTCTTTGCCAATATGACTTCACAGAAGATCGTTTTGGTCAAGAAAACGGAATTCGTTCCGTGACAATTCTTCTTCATGACGAACTAGAATGGCATGAAACCATGTTTATCATGCTTCATGAAGCTGGTCATGCTCTAGGACTGAGACATGATTTGAATCAAAGGTCAATCATGTACAAGGCTCCGATGGGAAGTAACATGGAGTTTGAAGAAAAAGACCTTGAGTTTATCAGAACGCAGATCACAGTGTTAGAACTAAGGCAACGTGGCTTTCGTGAAGCCTATCAATAGCTATACATCTTTTCAAAATATAGACTTCCAAAAGCACTAATCGTATTTTCCACTTCTTTTGCAGGTTCATTGATACTAGACACAAAAGAATTGTGTTTCTTCATCAAATTCTCAACTGGAACGGGGATTTGGATTTTGTACTTATAATTTAGTGGGTTATTTTTGCGATTGCTTTTGTTTCCTTTGCGGGGAAGAGTTTCTCTATAGTCTTCTGGTAAGAACTCACGATCCCAGTCATTTCTTTTTGTGAAGATGTAGGTCCAAATCTTTTTTGCAGCGTTTGTGATTCCAACAGTATCTCGAACAATCCATCCTCCCAAAGAGGAAAGAAGATCATACATAAAAGGACCATATGAATGTTCGGCAGCTACAGTATCGACTTCATATGCGTCGATTGGGCTTTCATAGTTGGCAGTAAAAACTCCAAAAACAACGCCTCGGCGTATATCTTGTATAGCCTTTCTTCGGCTTTCATGGTCTGTAAAAACAGGATATGTGTCAAACACTTTCTTTACTTGTTCCGGGGAATATAAAACAGCTTTCATTCTTGTTGAACCTTTGTAAACAAACAAAGCCAGATTTTGCTGCTCTATTTCTTGAACTGACTTTGCTACTTCTTCAAGATCACCTTCAAAAATAAGTTGTTTGATTCCAATCATTAGAAATCCATTCCAATCTTGAACATGATTTTATCTCCAGTCTTTTTCACAATTGGTTGAGCCATTTGTGTTTTCATGATGATGTTCATGTTGTCATCATGAATATAGACGTTTGTAACATACACAAATTTTTGATCAATCTCGTTTACATTTGAAGAAGCTGACAGAGACATGTATGATGGATTACTTGAAGAGGTGTACATCAATGGATAAGCTTGCAAAGAATATTTTGCGACATGAATATCGTTACTTCCCTGAAACCCTATCTCAAACTGTTGCTCGCCAAGAAAATACAATTGGGGAGCTTTGATAAGCACAATTCCTTCATTGTAGAAAATGTTTCCAACTGATGCCCATGAAGCATGATGACTTTCCGTATCAGCTCTATACAAATTTCCAAATCCATCATCTTTGATTAGAACAGACATACCAGCCGAAGAACTTAGCGATGTGTCTTTCAATAAGAAAGTTCCTGGTTTGATTTGTTGACCATAAAACATGTTTGAGATATCAAACAAAACAACTTGATTTGAAGAGGTATCTCTTGTTCTGTGAAGGATGGCATAGCTGTTTGGATTTGCTCCCGCAATATTCTCTGGAGAGGCTCCTATCATTTCATCAACGATTGAACTAGAAAGTGCGATTAATCCTTGAGAAGTGTAAAATTCTCCGATTTGGTTATTCAATGAAATCCAACCGGGATTATAAACACCAAGGTCATTCAACGAAGAAGATGGCGACAAGGAATTGATCAAATCAAAATTTGGAACGAACTTACCATTGTCACATGGGTAAGCAAGGTATTGACGATATCTGTTTGAGCCCGTCGTATACAAGAATGCATTTGCTGTAAGTTCAGTTGTTGTCGTTGTGGAAATAATACTTGCAGACAATGCCCACAATCTTGGATAGTAACCTCTTACAAACTCTCTTGTAAAATTCTCAAGGTTCATGTATTGACCACCAACCGAATATGCGATAAATGGATTAAATGGAGTTGTGGTTGTTCCATCTCTTTCTTGAAATGGCGTTGTAAGAACTCCACCAAAGCCATTCAACGATTGTCTTGTTGGTGCTTCTCTCGTAAAAAAAGGAGGAACATAAAACTTCAAACTTCCAGAAGTTGTCGAAGCTCCACCTGAAACATACATAGAAATTTCATGATCCAACAAATATTTGTCAAATAGTTTCAAATCATGTATTTCAGCACTTAGTGGATTTGAAAATGCAAATACTGTAGGAGCAAACACTCCATCAGTTGTATCAAGTTCCAACAAACCTTCTCTTGTTGCTGTATCAGCAGCAAAAAATCTACTCAGAGCACTTGTTCCAGTGTTTGGACCGTTGTAATAATTTCCTATACACAATACAGAGGGTTCTCCATATCGATAGGAGCCCATATCAACACTTCCGGTACTTCCAATGGAGGAAGTTGGCAAGACAAATGTTCCAGCCTCCAGACCGTTTACAACAAATGAACCAGAGCCAAGATTGTATCTATCTCCCCATCTAACAGTAACATGGTTCCACTTATTTCTTTCAAGAACGTTATCATCTGAAAAAATTGTATAAGTCCCAGCGGTAGCTAGTGAAGGAGAAACGTTAGCACTGGAAGAAAGTTGTAACAGTAATCTGTATTTGTCTGGATATCCGTTTATGTCTCTATGGGAGCCTGTGATCAAAGATAGAGCATATGCGCCCGTAAGATGCATAATTGTTCCGGCTCTATATTCATTGCCAGGATTGTCTGTTGTTTGCACCGGCTTGATCCAGAAATCAAATGAGAATGCTCCTGTTACACCATAAACTGATGCACTTGGATCATTTCCAACTGAGGCAGTTGGATTTGGGTATAGAAGTACAGCGTTACTTGGAAACATTGAACTTGTTCTAAAGTTCAAGCAATGATAGTTTGAAAATCCATAATGTGCTGTTGGATAGTTTGCACGATAAAATGGCATCAACACCTTTGAAGTTACAACTTTAGACTGATAAAGTTTGTTCAAAGTAAAAGGAGGGTTATATCGATAGATTTGAAGTTGTTGTCCAAGTCTAGCGGAAGTAGTTTGAGAATTAACTTCACCAAGATAAGTTTGAAGTTCACTTTGAATATTAGAAGAACCAGTATTTCTAGTTATTTCCAACCGTAGTGTTTCCAAATTCTTATCATTGAAGATTGAACCTGTGAACATCGAAAGAGGAAAGACTTCTTTTTCAGAAGCCGATCGTCTTGAAAACAAATTGACAGCACCCGAAACTCCAAGCGATGATGAAATAAAGCTTCGAGAAGGATGCGTTTCAATTGTAAAGACTTCAAAATTATCAGGTGTTATTTTGTGCAAAGACATAACCCAACTCCCTCGATTTCAATAATCGAGGCGAAGTTTTAGAGTTACATCACGCTCATTGTCTTTCAAGATTGGTCGAGAGGTTTTGCCAACAGCAAGCAAGTTGTTGTTTGCATCATAAAGACCAACAGTTGTGAAAAACACAAATGATTGTTGAGTTTCTTCTTGACCTTCGTCGATTACAACAATTCGATTATTTTCATCCGTATATGTTGGGTTTGATGAATAGTTGAACTCATCGGCACCGAGGCGAACAAAGACATTTGTTGTGTTGATTTCAGTAACATTCTGGAATGTCATTGCTGTTTGTGCAGTGGATCCAGAAGCAAATCTTGTAAATGCAAAGTGGTCGACAATATCATCGATACTTGCAGAAGCCAAGAAGTAGATCATTGATGAAGAGAAGTTTGGAACAACGCCAGCAACATTCACTGCATCAATTGAACCAGAGATACTTTGCTGCATATCAAATGAACGAGAGACGTCAAATACGGCAATGCCTTGATCCAAGAAAAGAAGTCCAACCATCTGTGATGTGTCAGCAGAATCAACGATTGTTGAGACTTGCCCACCAAACTCATATTCTTTGTTCTGGCTCGAACCAATATCACTGTAAATCTTCGTCGGACTTCCTCCAGAAACAGGAGAAAGCATATTTGCTCCGGCAAGTTTTGAAGCTGTTGGAAACACTCGCATTGCAAACGTTTCTCTTTTCATTCCATCACGAGCAAAAAGTCGTTTGAAACAAACAAACATTGCTTCATGAATTTCAAAAGTTGAAGAACCGGATCTCATTGTGAAGATTTGATCTTCACTTCCGAGAAGTTTTTGAGCAAACGTTCGATAGAGATCAAGTTTTTCTCTCATCATCAAAGATGATTGAGGAAAAAGATACTTTCCATTCGAATCGATTGAAGCATTTGTAATGCTCATGATTTGACTTCCTGTAGATACTCCAACTGTCAAATCTAAAATTGGGTTTGCTGTTTGAAGAGTAAAGTCTTGGTCAAAGACCGTTTGCCACAAAGAAGATGTTACTCCGGGACCAACACCTCCAGTAACAAAAACTTGATACTTCTTTCTAGTTGTGCTCTCAGAGATATCTTGATCAACAACATCAACAAGTTGGTTCAAAAATGAACGAGAACGTTTGATATCCTCATTTGATAATGATTTGAAAATAGCCATTCTTTATTTACCTTCAGGAAGATTTACTGATTTGAACCTCAAACTCTTTTACAGCACCAGATTGGATTCCAGAAACTTTTACGAAAGTTGAAATTAGATTTTTATTGTAAGAAGCTCCGAAGATTGTGAATTGTGATTCAGAGATTGCTTTTGTAGAAACCGTGAAAGAAACTCTTGAGCCACCCAAAGATGTTTCTCCAGCGTCACGTGGAATGATATACTTTGCTCTTTGTTGTGAGTCAACATCGTCCGCTGCTCTTCCAGAGATTTGCAAGAAACGATTATCAAGTTCAATGACAAATGACTGATCTCGAAGTTCAATGTCGATCGAACTTTCATTCGTAATCGTTTGACTTAGGCTAATGTTTCTACTTCTAACCGTGGTGTTTCCAATGGATAAAACTGTAGAGGTGCTATCAACACCTTCTCCCGTAAGAGCCAAACTTGGAAGACGTAGTAGATTTGGGTTTGAAACAGAGACACATCGATACTTCTGTGCAAGAGATTGATTTGTTAGAGCTTCAAAAACCGGAGTATTTTTTTCGATTTTTTCTTTACCAACAGTTCTTCCATATTTCTGAATGATTGAATAGTCGACCTCTTCATCACTGATTGCAAACTTGACGATTGAAAAAGAATTGTCGCTACGAGCGATCAGTTCTCTTCCTTTATTAGTTAGAACTGCATCAAGAATGATGTTATTTGTGTCGTTTTGAAGTATTCCCACTATGAACTCCGATTATTTGTCATCTACTAAATAGTTCATTTATGAACTTCTACGGTCTTCAACTTTCATTTCGATTGTTTGTTCTTGTTGAAGATCGATGTTTATCATTTGAAGTTTGTATCTTGTGTTTGGACCTGTCTTGATAAGACGCAAATCATTTCCGTTTGCATCATAAACTTTCAGATACTCTGGATCGAATACAATGTCAATTTTTGAATGACCCTCGTCTTTGATTGTATCAACAAAAGTATCTTGTAATAAGAACATATTTGGATATGGTTTTGGAGCACCTTCAGGAGAAATCATTCTCCTTACCAACTTGTTCTTCACAACATCAAATGAAACCTCAAACTGAACCGAATATGGAGAACTAAACTGATGAGCATCTATCGCACAAAGAGCATAGATGAATTTGCTTCGTCTGGTAAACTCTGGATCAACAAAGTATCCAAGTGGATTTTTCATTTTTTCTACAAGTTGTGGATCAGGAGTTTCAAATCTGAACGGGCTTGGAACAAGGCTGTCATCAAAGTCGTACATCTTGATCAATTCAAATGGTTCATTGATTGTTCTTCGTCTAAAGACTTGGAAATATTTGATGTCTCTTTGAGTGTTTACAGGGAAAGACCAGTTCAAATACAATCTTTCATTTCCGTAATCCCAGTTCAATTCAAAATCAACAGGAGCAGGTGGTCCGACCTTTTCTTCTGTCGTTACAACCTTCCAAGAAGAGTAAAGAGAACCTAACAAGAAATCAATAGCAACCACTTCATTACTGTCTGTATCTTGTGCTCGAAGACGAACATAAACTATTGTTCTAATTCGATATCTGTAAGAAGTTCCATATTTGATTTGACGATCAATCGTAGAAGATGCAAAAGGATTTTCAACAACGATTGAGTTTTTTCTCACAGGACCATTCGAAGTAAGTTCTTCTTTTTCAATGACATAACCGATTGGCTGAACAATTGTTTTGAAATCTGTTTCATCAATTGGTAAAACACTCAAATACTCAAGAACCTCAAAATCATAATTTTGAGCATTCATCAAGTTGCTTGGATTTGCTAGAATTGCTGCTTTCTGGTCTGTTTCTGCCAATCTTTGAGCTGACAGTAGATCATCAGTTAGAAAGCGTAATGTATTTTGAGTATTTCCTTTGAGAACATCAGCTAGAACATTTCTTGAAATTTGAGTTTTTACACTAACATCCTTGATTGAATTGAGTATTGAATTCAAAAAAACTTGTTTGTTGTCATTATTCACAAACAAATATTGACTATCAATTTCTTGTAAGTTTGCAAGTGTTGTAGCAAGAAAGTTTGCAGAAATTTCTTCATCAGTTCTTTCATTTAGAAACTTGGCAACATCTAAAGGAGATTTTTCTGGCTTGAAAGGATTCGGCTTTGTTGCTGTTCCTGGCACTGTATTTTGTTGCCTTTGAACATCCTCCAAGAGACGTTTCACGTAAAACTTAGCTCTTTCATCATAGAAACTATCTTGGACTTTCACGGTACTGAATTCATCATTTGAAAATTGATCTTCGCCTTGGATTTTATCAAGGTTGTTTCTGATGCTTGCATCAACTGATTGAACATTGCTTGTGTATTTGACGACTGGCGTCCATGAAAATCTTGTAAAGCGAGGAGTAAATCTACGGAAATTGATTGAATCAATCTGATCGGAAGAAAACTGTTCTGGATTGAGGCGTTCGATTGCCAAATCTCCAGGAATATCTCCACTGTCATTCAATCTTTCATCCGTGGTAAAAAAGATGTAATTGAAGTCTGCCTCAAAATTTTTAACTTCAGGAGTATCAACAACAGCAAATTTTTTGGAAGGTAATGAAATAGCCATTATGCACCCCTAAGTGTTTCTACAGTAAGAAAGAAATCATCAAAACGTAAGTCATCTTGTTTTTTCAATTTCATTATTCCTTGAGTTTCAAATAGTGCTTCATCAATCAATGAAAGAAATTCTCTCTTTTCAAGGAGGCGTCGTCCACTTTCTGTCAAACGAGTTGCCTCAACATCTATTTCAAAATCATCAACATTCAAAAGAAATGTAAATGTTCTATCAAACTTCTTCGGACTAATCACAAGCTCTTGAACGTATTCTGGTTTGGACAAAATGTTTCCAAATGAAATCAGTTGCAACATGTCTCGAATTTCAACAGGTACACTTTCGTTTGTTAGAAGTTCGTTGACATTTGTTGAAGGAAGATTGTATCTCATATCATTTCGAATGTAATCCAAAACAAGATTTGACAAATCAGGATTGAATTCTGCTTCTGCTTCATAAAGCGGATTGTAAGTAAAGTTTCTCTCAGTCAGGTCTATTCCAGTTACTATATTCATATATTCATTCAAAAGGTTTGATTGAACATGATTAGAAACCATCTGTCTTATTTCGAATGGTTGAAGGAAATTGTAAGAAGTTGAGTTTTGCAAATCTCTCAAGTTTACTTTTTGTCCGTCTGTTTTTGACAAGTCTCTAAGAGTAATTGTTTCAAGAAGTCTTTCAAAGTCATAAAATCTTCCATTTCTTTCCAAGACAAAAGATGGATCTTGATAAAGGCTCAAGTCAAATAACAATTTTTTAGGCTTGAAGACAAGTTCTTCTCTTCTCAAATCACGTTTGTAAACATTGATTGAAACAACGTCAAATTCTTTGTCAACAAAACTTGTTCTGGTGATCGCGTCTCCATTAATTCTATCACTAATTTGATTGGTCATATTTTGAGGAAGTCCAATTGAGACTACTTTCAATTTTGACCTTTCATTACCAATGTCTTGAAGTTCCTTTTGAGAAAGAAAAGACAGCAGCGCATTATAAATGTTGTTTTGAAAACCATCAAAGATAACAAAATTGCTGTTTTGAATTTGCCTTCCTCTTGTTACTTTTCTTGGATTTCTGTCTGTCATAGACAGAAAATCTTGATAGATGTTCTCCATTGTATCAACTTGGGTTCTTGATTTCAACAAACTCAAGTCCTCTTCTTGATTTCCCAATGCAAGGAACTGTTGAATGAGATTGGTTGTAAGATTCGAAGAAACTTTTGCTTTTCCATCCATTAGCATTGCTTCGATCTTTTCAAAGATATGCAAGAAGTTTTCAACAATCAAATTCTCCGTTGCCAATTTATTTCTAATTGAACGGAGGGAAATGAAGTATTCAAAACCACGGAAAATATCCGGACGTAGAGCAATATCTCTAAAGAAACGATCATTGGCTCCAATGTTCTTGAATGTGTTGAGCATATTTGTGAAATCCGCCAGAGATTTCACATTTGTTCCTGCTAATGGACTACGTAGTGCATCCACCAAAAGATTTGAAGGCAGCACAGATTTATTCAAAACGTTTGAGACAGAAGAAGCACCACTGGTCCCCTCGCCAGAAGAACGGAATAATAAGTTGCTATTCGACAAAAGAGTATTTGGGATAATCTTTGGGATGGTTGTGCCTGCTAATTGCCCTGCAAAAGTGCCTAGTGGAACATAACCAATTAGAGATACTTTCGGGGTGGCAGCGAGCTTTTGTTGAATAATATTCTCCAATGATCCTATAATCAGACCATGCATATCGGTGGCGTGTTCAATTTTGAATCCTGATGATGCAGAATTCTTTGAAAAGGATTGGAAAGAGTATTTCTCAAGAAAAGAAGCAAATGTTTCAAAAATCAAAAGAAAGATTGTTGTTGATGACAAGAAATTAAATCTTGTTCTGTGGCTAAGATCATTCAGTAAGTGAACTGGGTTTGCAATGTCAGAAGCCAGTCGATATGTACTTGTGTACATATCAATGATTGCTTTTATCGTGTTGTTTGATGAAACTCCAGATGCTTCAACACTTTCAACAAGAGTTGAAGTTATTGCACCATCAGCAAGACTTAGAATGTTTCCATTTCCAAAGGAGCCAAGCAAGGAAGAAGGAATGTTTAGTTGCAGATTTGATAGTTGATTTCTCAACGTTCCATTTAGAACATTGATTTCCAAAGTGTTTGTTCTTCTAGAGGAAGATCGTGTTGTTGTAACAAGAGTCTTTACTCTTGCTTCGATATCACTTGCAAGTCGACGCAACAATTCACTAAACTCAACAGTTCGGTCTGAAACAAATGGATCTTCCCCTGGTTCCAAACGAACAAAATTTAGACTTGAAAAAGTTCTCTTTAGGTCACTGATGAAATGTTGGATTGAACCACGTTGTTCTTCTTCTTTGGAAGAATCCAGTGCTGCAAGAATACAAAACTGGAACAACATGTTTTTCAAAACAAGGTCTGTGTTTGAAAGTTTGAATACAGCGTTTATGATTAGTTGATCAGTGTTCAATGAATTCTTGTCGACAGTTCCCTCAATACTTGCGCGAAACATTGAACTGAACATATCAAACAAGTTATCTGGAACGAGTCCTGATGAAATCTGTTGATCAAGTTGAAGAAGTTTTGTTATTGAGTTTCTTACAGAAGAACTGACTTTTACATATCTAGAAACAAAATCAGTGTACGGTTGAATGTTGAAGCCTTGAGCAGGAGTAACTGACTGAACAATAGTTTCAGCCAAATATTCACTACCCGGTACATATGTTTTTTTCACACTTTCAAAGTCAATGTATTTGTTTTCAAATGGTAAAACTGCAACATCTTCATTGATATCAATTCGGAAAATTGAAGCAAGAGAACCTTCTCCAAGAGGCGCATCAAAAATGGTTGTATTTACCGTTCCAAGAATATTATCGAAAGGATTACCTTCTGTTCCCTGTCCGAAATCTCTTTGAATGTCATTTTGAATTTGAGTAGTTCCCAAACCTTTTGAAACTCTCAGTTCTTTTGATAGTAGGTTGATTAAAAGTTTGATCTTATCATCAGGATTTACTGGAAGACTTGAAACAAATTGAGAAAAAAATGATGTTTCTGATGCGTTTAGTGGTTCAATTGGAGAACGAATTGAATTTACATTGAACGTAAAGCCATCGGTCAAATCATATGTTGTGTCTAGTGTTACTGGTGAAAAATTACTTGGTCGATCGGTATCAACAATATCAAATAAGTTGTAGGAGTAATTCTCCAAGATTTTTCTCAAATCAAAAGTCATCTGAAGGAGGATTTTGCTTTCAGCAAACTGGTTCCAGTTGTCTTCAGTGAATTGAAGATGACTTGTAAAAAAATCCTTCAAAGTTTTGAATTTCTTTGTGTCATATACAGAACTTGGATATTTTTTGATATCCAAGGCTTTGTTTACAACTTGGACATTTGAAAGAATCTGATTGTAAATCTTTAGACTTTCTCCAATGTTTCTTATTCTTTGATCATAATCAGAACGAAGTCGAGACAAGTTTGCTCTTCCATTTCTGGAATTCTCCAACTGTTCAAAGATGTAGACAAGTGTCTCAAACCTGATTTTTGATGCTTGATATTGGAAATCAATTAAGTTTCCAACTCCAGTCAGTTGTCCATTATTGAAGGCTGAAAGAAAGTCTGTAACGGTTAGAATCTCTGGACGGTACGATGAGATTCCATCTTTTTCAACTGGAACAAAAGAACCGTTCAAGATAGTGTTTCTAGAAACATCAAGCGTGTCTGTTGATAACTCTCTAAAGTCACGGATTCTGGAAACAACATCAACTCCAGTTCGACGTCTCAATCCTTCCAAAACTTCAACAACACCATTTCCTGCAATTCTTCGATTGACTTGATCTTGTAATGGAGCAGAAGAAATATCTCCAATTTTTCCAGCAACATCGTCTCTCAATCTAGAACCAGTAAATCCAGAAGATGATGGACTTTCTGTTGGTGTACTTGATGGTGTGCTTGATGGAGTGCTCGTTGGTCTTGGTAGATTTGGAATAGGAGTTCCAGTGACTTGAATTCCTCCAAGACTTGCTCCACGTCCCCTAACCCCTAATCCGAAATATCTGGTCATTCTTTCACCGTTATTCTACCACAACCGTATTTGTTTTTACTTCAGCGCCTCGTCCCTGATCTTGATAAACTGGAATTATGATGTATGTCAATCCACCCTTTTCATTGTTTGTCAAGTTGTCCAAAAATCTGAAATGGTTTGTGTTTCCGAGAGCATGAGATTTTCCAACGACTGTTCTAATCCCAAGAACCTCAAGAATAACTATGAAGTGGTCTATTTTCTTTAGAGTTCCTTTTACATTCCAAGAAATTAGAACCTTTGAGTTTGAAATTTTTGAAGCAACAGCCTGTTCAACAATTGGAATGTTGTCAGCCAAGGAAACTGTTGTGGTTGTAATGTCAACTACGTCACCGAAAGTAAAATCACTTTCCGCAAAGTTTCTCTTTCTACTTTCAGGAGTTGAAAGAGTTCCTTGGTTGAGTGCCAACGGATGTTTCCATTTGAATGGTTGATAAGTGTATCCTCTAGAACCAGAAACAGTTGTTCTAATTGATGACAACAAACTGTCCGTTGCTCTTAGGTAAGTTGTCACTTTGTATTGATAGCGAGCTCCGGCTTCAATTGGTTTTACTGATGAGTTTTTTTGATATTTCAAGTCTGAAAATGATGGTTCTCTTATCACACCAAAATCCTCAAGTTCACCAGTTACCATATTGAACCTCTCAACCTTGTATGAAAACAATTTTTGAAGTTGAGATCGGTCTGCCTGAATAGCGTCTGCGTACTCTGTGAGCCCCTGTGAGGCGAGTGCATTTTTCACAAGGTCAATCTGCCCAGGAATTATCTCAGAGGTTATAGAGAATGTTGTATCGTATTCGTTGCCCACTGTAATGACAGTTGGAGATAGTATTTTTGTGTTGACAATGTTGGAAGAGATTGGTTTGAAACCAATTGTTGAAGTTGATGTCGAATCAACTTCAAAACCGTCTTTATAAATCATCCTGATTTTGTAGTCATAAATTTTATCAAGATTGACTGTTGTATCTTCAAAAATAAGAGGAGCGGAACTTTCATCGGTGATTTGAAAAATGTTTGAAATTGTAGAATACTTGGTTTCTTTGTTGCTTAGATTTTTTCTCAAAACGCACCAAGAAATTGGACCTGCTGGCATCGAGCGAACTTCAACTTTTACACCGTTTGAAAAATTTTCTGTGTTGATAGAAACAGAAGATGGTCTTTGTTGTCTCTTCTTGTTTGACAAAGAGAATGAATTTTCAACATCTACAAAAGCAGAAGAAAATTCGGCACCCATTACACCGTTTGTTCCAACCGGAACAGCTCGATAAATCGTTGGTGACAATCCGGGCAAAACATCCAGAACTCTAACATATTCCGCTCCTTGAACAGAATACCTTCCAACCTCAACAAAGCTTTCTTCGGAAGAAGGTGCGTCTTTCTTGATTTGTTTTCTATAGAGAAAAATTTGTGTTGCAGTTGGATCAACTTGCTTTAGGGCAATATCAACAAAGTTGTTGTTTACTCTTGGAAGAACCTCAATCATCGGAGCTTTTGTTGGAATGTTTAGATTTTCAACATTCTTCAAATGTGGAACATAGAAATTATAGATACCTTGAACAACATTCTGTTTTGTTTTGTGAAGTAAGGTAAAATAAAAATTGTCTGTATTCAAATCTCCAACTGGAATAAGAATATCAAATGTTGCTGTTAGAAAATATGTTTCTTCTTCAACAGGCATCATCAGGATTGCATCAGGCGGAAGACTGCGAAGAGCATCCGCAGTTCTATCATTCAGCAATGATCCAATGATTGAGTTCTTTTCTCTATCATTCAATCCTTGACTGATTGTCATCAACTTCTTTGGAGTTTTAGGTATTGTTCCATTGAAAGAAGAATTTGCAGTTCCAACAGTAAATGTTGGAGAACTGAAATCGGCTGGATCACGTTTTGTATCAAACAAAACCTTGTTCATGTCACTTTTCAAAACTGCATTATTTGCTGTTCTTGTTGAGGTGACGATATTGCGTGAAAGGTTGTTTTCCAAAATAGGTGCAGAAACATTTTTTGACTGTAGGTCACCAACAGCCACGGGTTTCAATGTTCTTTTTTTCAATACAGCACTTTTATCAAAAGCATTTTGTATTTTTCCAATAGCGGTTTTTGGGAAAAAGGCAGTAAGATCAAGTTCCTTTGAAAAGAATGCCTCAATTTTAGTAGACCTTGCCAAATCAATAGCAGAAGGTCTTTGAGTTTGAAGTTCCTTTACGATCAAATCAGGATTGAAGTTTGGGAAAATTTTTGGCTCAACTTTTTCATAAGCCTTTTCTCTACCGAGAAGAGTAACGGCAAATGACTTCTCTGCAAGAATTTTGTTGAAGTTGAAGTTCAATCTCATTTTATAATGAAAATATCCATCCTTGATTGTTTCCAACGTGATGCCATCTTTGGCAACATTCAACAACTCATTCTGTTTTTTTAGTTTGACTTTCATGGTAAATTCTTTAGCTGAGAATGATGGTGAACATGTTCACAAATGTGTCAACACCGTAGTTGTCTGTGAAGACTTTACCTGCGAAGAGCACTCTTTTCGCCACCGAGTTTTTTCCGGGAAAAGAACCAAAATCAATAACATCAAGCTTTCGAGTTTCACCATCTTCGCCAACCTCAAAAAACTGAGCGAAGAAACGATTTTTCTTTGAAGTCTCAGTGAAATAGATTGTTCTACCGTAACCGCTGTTTATTCTAGGTGCCAAATCATTTTCAAGTTCGTCTATAGTAAGGATCGGTGCCTGATTTATTCTTTCGTAGTTTCCTAGTGGTTCATTAGTTGAAGAACCAAGACGTCCCTTGTTGACAGGCGGCAAGAATTGAAAGTTTGGAATATGAGACAACCTTTTATCTTGGAAGAAACCCTCGACTTGGTTGATATCAACTTCTTGAAGATCCACTTCTTCAATTGGATTATTGTCAGTGATAATGAATGGTTCTGGAGAAAGTGGTCCAACGATAAACTCATCACGATTTTCATCAATCAATTCTGGTGAACCAAGAATACGACAACGCTTGTAGTTTTGAAGAGAACTTCCAAGCAGAGTATCCATTTGAGAAAGGTAAGCTTGACCAGTAAGTGTCTCTTGTGTGCCAGACACAGTAATCATGATTTGTCCAGGAGCTACAGAAAGAGTTGAGGATGTAATCCCGAACAACGAGTTTGCAAGAGTTTTGGAAATCAGTCTACCGCTATCATCAGCTTCAAAGGTTATCGTATCCTGTGGAAGAGAACAAATTTCCAGTTGAGGTCTGTCAATAGCTTCGAGACTTCCTGAAACAATCGTATCCTCATTGTAAACTGCTGTTGCATCAGAAAAAGAATAGAACTCTGCACGCAAACGACCCTCCGCCAACTGCCTTTTTCCTTCGGCGGTTAGAATGGTATCGAGAAACCTTGTTTTTGGGTCGAGAAAACCTGACATACCTTCTAAATATTATGGTTTCAGCTTTCATGGTTTTCTTTCTTCTTTTCATTTGAATGCATTTTTTGAAAAAGGCGTCGGTCTGTGCTACGCCTAAACCAAGGAGAATATTATGTCCGTAGAAAATCTCGAATATGCCCTCGCGACCCTTGAGGATGCCCTAAACGATCCTTACGCTTTGGAGATCGACCGCCAGGTTTTGAAGGATTGTGCCGATCAGGTGAACATTGCCCTGTGGCTTTTGTTCGTGGAAGGAATGAGTTTCTTCTATTGGGACCAGCTCGATCAGCTCAAATTGCTCGGGGTTTCTGCGAAAGAGTTGGATCTTTTGAAAACCATGATCGAGCTGCTTCAAAAGCATCCTTCATCGCAATGATTACAGTGAAGACGGAATTACAGTTACACTGTATTTGATCCCATTTCTTGAAAAACGACCAGACCTCTGTTATGGTGTGAGAATGTATTTCGTTTTCACATGCAGGCACCGACAGTCCGTCGATTCCCGAACGGATGACGGATCGGGTTGGCTCGAAGAGGAGCGTTCACACGAATACAGCGATTTCGCTGTGTCCGTTGTTGAGGACACTCAATATGACGCTTCCTCTCTTGGAAGCGGCTATTTCGAGAGCTTTTTCTCGAAGCCTATCGCGAACGAAGCGTTGAATTCCGCTGTTTACGTGGTCGTAAAGTACGTCACCATGCGTGATACGTTCAATGTCGACCACGACCTTCTCGAAGTTGCCTATTTCGGGCAAGACTTCGAAATTGCTCAAAAAATCCTCGAAGATATCGAGGACGAAAAGAACCTTGCGTCAAGCGGCTACTTCGCGGACGAGATCACCGGGAGTGACCTCATGACGTTCAAGGCACCCTTCGCAGTCCTGCCACAGCGCAAAAAGTAATAGTGTCCTTATTTGGGGACACCCTTTTCGAAAGCTTCCCTTGTAATTTCAAGGGTTTAGGAGCCTGAAAAAAAGTTCTCCTATTTCTTGAAAATCGCTCTTGGGTATGCTAACTTAGAAGCATAAGGAAAAGGAAAACAACATGTCGATCACCTCCAAGGATGGCAAGTCGTTTCACGTTGGCATGGTCGTGGCTACGGTCACGAAGCACGACGTGCGAATCATGAGTGACGTGTGGGCGAACGTCACGTACGCCGTGGTCTATCAGCCGACCGGCGAGGAGAACATCGAGGATAGCTTCCGCTATCACACGACCCCTTGGAAGGAGTTTTACAAGCTCGACCAGGGCATGTTCACTTTCGTTCGCCTTTCGTGCAGCGAGTTTGGAATGAACTCGAACGTCCAGGGCTACAACATCGATGCTTCTCCTGAAATTCAGGAGATTTACCAGGCTTGGTTGCGTGGTAAGGACTTCGCGAGCAAGCTCCACGTCTACGACTCGGACGAGTGGCGGATTCAGGAAGGACGTCGCCGCATCGAGACTGGTCGTTTCGCTCGCGTCGTGAAGGGTCGAAAGGTTCCAAAGGGAACCGTGGGCAAGATTTTTTGGGTCGGCGACAAGGGTTACGGTCCTTGTGTCGGACTCGCTCTTCCTTCCGATGACGGTGTCATTCGTGGGAAGGAAATCACCACGAAGTACGGAAAGAAGATCACGAGCTACGAGAAGACGGTTTTCGTTGCAAGCTCGTATGTTGCGGTGACGGACGGTCTGGACGGTCGCGTCCTCTGATCCAAAACAAAAACGATAGCTTAGATGCGGCAGGCTGGGATTCGGGATGTTCCTGTGTTCCAGCCTTGCTGTAATTGGTGGGGTCTGTAAACCCCAACCTCCTGTTCAACATCACTGTAATTGCAGCGTAACTAAAACAAAAAATTCGACAAGCATTAGTTGAAAATCAACCTCCAGCCTGTTATATTGTAATCATGGGAAAGACGGTTAGCAAGGCACAGCGGTTCTCGAAGCGTGATAGCCGGGACCACGAAGACATGAAGGGCTTCCTCCGCTCGAAGCAGAAGGGACCGCAAAAGATGCGTCCCCGAGACTATCGCGAGCTGACGAGTGAAGATTGGCAAAGCCTCTTGCTCGAAGAGCTTGCCGAATCATCTTCGGATCCGGGTGAGTGAACGTTCTAACGATTCCATTCGAAAGAAAACCATGCGAAACAGTCGACAGCTAAAGAAGGCAGTACAGGCGAGCCTCGAAGTGGCAGAGGCACTTGCTCTCGTCAGTGACGAACGATTCCAGAGTCGAGCGCGTGCTCTGATCAAGTCGCAACAGCAAATCGACGAGCGCCTTTTGGAGCTTTTCGCGGACGTGCGTAAGGCAGAAGGTGTGCGCGAAGAGCACGTTCGTCCACCGGACGAACCTTACGACGTGGGAACATGGGTTCACGTTCGTGTGAAGGTGATGGACGGTGGTGGAGCGAAGTTTGCTGCCGATGACATTCGTCGCTTGGAGCATCCTCTCGTTCGATGCCTGATCGTTCAGAACCATCTTTCGCCAGGTTGGAAGCTTCCAAAGGGCGGCTACTTTCTGGAGACGGAAGAGGGTGAGCAGAAGCTTTCGTTCCTTTTCTTCGAGGAAGATTTCGAAAAGGTTGGGTGGTGACATGAATCCGAACGCAACCGAAACTGAGAAGATGCTCCGCCTCGACGAGTTGAAGGACAAGATTGAATGCGCTCAACGAGCCCGTAATCATCTATCGAACGCGTACGGGGACGGGATTGTTGCTGAGCTTTTCGAGGCTGGCGATAGGGACCGGCTTCTCCGACTTGAGGAGAGTGCAAAGAGGATCATTTACGACCTTTGCACGGAATATGACGAACTTCACCGCGAGATTTATGGGGTGCGGGAGTCGGATTGACCAAAACTTGGTGAGACAATAAACATGAGACTTCTTTGGAAACTTTTTTTGGATGACGAACGTGACCTTGCCTATATCGGCGAGGAAGGTCATCTTGAGTGGCGCGTGGCTCGCTCTGTTGAAGAGGCAAAAAAGCTTGTCGAAAAGCTTGGAATGCCTGTTGAAATGTCTCTCGATCACGACCTTGGTGTTGTGAATGGAGAATGCTCGACGACGATGGAGTTTCTCAAGTGGCTCCAAGAATGGTGGGACGCAAACAAGCGTCCGCGTGTCCCGGATTTCCAAGCTCACAGCGCCAATCCCGTAGGTGTGCAGAACATTCGAAGTTTCATGCGGAGCTGGCTTCGTTTCGAAGAAATGGAGAACAATGTTCCTAACAGTTGAGGAGCTGGAAAAGCTTCCGGCGTGGAATAAGTTTCGAAACAGTCATGATGTTTCGGCAGTATCTAAAGGTTCCAATAAACCGAAGGCAACTGAATGAAAATCATTATTCGATCCCCTCTGCATAAACAGGCAAGAGCAGAGCTTTCTGAGGTGTATAAAAAGATTTGCACGTTGCTCAAAAAGCGCAATTTCATACCTCTTCAAGTGTTTACACCTGTATATGAAGGAAACACACTCACTCTTGAGTTTAGGCAGACCGAGCATGTCATTCTGGTTCTAAATGAGCTTAGATGGCTTTTGGCACAGAAAGCCACATGGAATTATGAGGTCCTGCGGTGAATTCTATAGCAAATTTGAACGACACCCTCGTTGGCAGCAGGTTTTTGAGCAAACTGAAGAGTCAGTTCTAGTTGATTGGAGTCAATATGACCAAAGAAGAGTGTGAAAAGTTTGTCACGGCGACCTGCAAGGCGAAGGGAGAAAAGACCCTTAATTACTTGCGTATCAACTCGTGCTACATCCTCCCTGACCATATTGTTTCGATCGAAATTTTCCGGACGTTGACATGGTCATTCCGGTGGAAGTGGGGCTTGAGGGTTGAGCTAAGCACGGGTCGAACTCTGCGCGTCACCGACATTTGAGGTTGAATATGACTGCTGAACAAACATCAAATTTTGCCGGGAAAAGTGAGTTTAGAAAATCGGCTGGCATTAATTGAAAATCCAAGCCCGATTTGTTATATTGGAAGCATCAGATAAGGGCTTGGAAAAAGAGCCCGAAACCAAAGGAAAAAATGATGCGTTTCGATTCGATTTTCATGGTGTTTTCGGTGGTGTTTGCGCTGGGAGCTTGTTCAGCAAGCGTTCTTCCCGTCGAACCCGACTGTCTTTCGCTCTGCGAGCAGGGAGCACTTTGTTCGGTGGCGGACGGGGTTTCATGCGAGGTCACGTGCCAGCGTTGGGAAGAGGCAACGGACCGCTATTCTTGCGAGCCGCAGTATCAAGCAGTTCTGGATTGCGCAGAAGCAAACCTTGAGTGCGGACCCTGTCTTGAGGTCCAGCAGGCTTGGGCTTCGTGCGTGGTTGACGGAATGATGACGAGTGCATCTTCGTATTGCAATACGTGGACATGCATGTCTTATCCCGCACGCCCTTCGGATCATACTGAATGCGTTGGTTGGGTTCAGGAATGGATTTTCCTTGCGGATGTTGAGCCTGCGATTTCATGGATCGAGCGTGGAAATGAAATCGATGAGTGTGCTCGATGCACCGAGGAAAACTTTGGCGTTCAGAACTTCGACGAGTGTAATCTTGGCGAGGCTCTTTGGAAGACGACCTGCCCTGTCTGTAGGGATTGAACCGGAGGATTTGATGGAACAGAAAGTGTTTGGTAAGCTGATTCATGAGGACATTCTCGAAGCGGCGCGAGGATGGTTGTCTCGTGGAGCATTCCTTCGTTCGCTAACTGTGAATGAGCGTACCGGAGAAATTCAATACATTATCTGGTCAACTGACCACACCGAAAATAGAGTCATCGGAAAAACGTTCATCGACAGTGATGGAAACGCAGTTGGTCACGGAGAGGGCGTTCGTGTTTTGGAGACTCTCGTTGAGAGTCAAGATTCCTGATCGTTCAATCAAAGAACGGTTGTCCTGAGCGGTACAGATAGTCATAAATTCCACTATCACGTGGATTGAAATCGGTGGCAGTTGAAGAGGTAGCATACCAGACAGCACGTTGATAACTGGTCGAACCCGAAACAAAAGTGATGGATACCGGAGCATAAATACTTGCTCCGGTATTTTTGTTTATGGTCGCACAACCTTGGCGTTGCTCTAACATGTCGCGCAAGTAACCAAAATGGGTTCTTGAGAAGCGAGCACCGACTGGCTTGGCAATGGAGCTTTCAAGCCCATACTTGAAGCCGCGGATGATTGGAACGGAAACGTACGAAGAGTTTGCAAGTGCTGACGACCCAGGTTTGTACTGAAAACCGAAGGTTGGTTGATATCGTCCAATGTCAATAACGGTCGTTGCTTGAGCGCCTTCATTGACGCCGTTTCTGTTGCTAAGTTTGCCACCATCGCCGATTCCATAGAAAGTCTTAGAAAGGTCTTGCCAAGATGGAGAACCAAGTTCTTTTTCTTTCCAAACCAAGGATGATGTTGCAGATGTAATCATTGAACAGAGGAATACAGGAATCGAGTTAACAACTGTGTTGCTCTCGGCATAGATTATGAGTCGCGCAAGAAAATTTGAGCCTGATGCTGGGGACACAGGAGTTCCTGAACTATCAACTGCAAGTCTTTGTTCGACTGCGAGAGAAGCATCTTGACGAAGTGTCTTTTGAAGAAGACGATATTTCGTTTGAAACGGAAATTCATCTCTCCAGTTACAGTCAACCCCGTCAAAAGTCGGGTCAGATGAGTCGTCTATTGGGTTTGTGCTATAAGCAATTTCAAACCCCTGTCTTCCAAGTCCTTGAACACCCCAACGCTCTCCACCATAAGGAGTTGTTGAAGAAGTAGTAAAAAGAGCCGGAACGGCAGCATTCACTCTCAGAATAGAAACAGGATGTGGGATAAATGTATCAGCAATGTATTCATCACCGTCAAAAAATGAAGTATTTCTGGTGAAACTTCCAATAAACGATCCTGTTTCGTAAGCAGATCGTAACCAGTATGGAACATAATAGTCTTGAAAAACGCTAAGATTTAGTCCGTCTATTTTTCCACCGACATCATATCGAGGATCACCACTTATACTTGGAGTTTGATTGAATAGAAAATCACCAAAGAGAACTCTATCAACAGATGAGCTTTGGAAACTGTTTTTACTTTCAATATCAAACTGGTCGAATACAGGCATTATTCAATTACCTTTCGAATGGTATTAGAAGTAAGTATTTGATCAAGTGTTTCGTGATATTCTTTTCCTTCTACAACGTAAGAACCATACAATCTTACCTTGAACTTACCCGGAAGGATAGAAAGTGTAGGACCACGGTTTACAGATGAAGAAGTGAATGGAAATGCGTCTGTATATTCACTCTTACCAATGTAAGCACCCTGGAATCCAAAGATCAAGTTATCTGTTGGTTGCAAAACGTAAGGTGTCGCTTGTTGGAGTTTCGGATAAACCTTTTCAGTTCCGGTAAGAACATCGGTGGTGTTGTATCGTTCAATACCAACAACATTTCGTAAAAGGTTTCTACTGTCAGCAGAGCCATACTGCCCAACACCTGATCGACCACCATAGCTTCCTGGGTTTTGAATTTCATTATGAGCGCCTGCGATAACAGGACCAGGCAAAGTCATTTTGATGCTATCGCCAGGAGCGATAGTTTGAATGGTTCTTTGAATATCTTGAGTTGGATAACATAGGTTTGCAGATCCGGAAATAACAATGGAACCAGTGTAATCAAACCTAATTCTTTCCCAATCATTATCTTGTCCACATAAGAAATATGGAATATTTCTTGAATTCAAAGCTGATTTTGCAGCAATCCAAGCACTATCCGTATCAATGGAAGCTGTTGGAGCTGCCAAGAAAGCAAACTGATTGAATGAAACCAAATCCAATGATGAAGTTGTGGCAGCAAACGAAACAAGATATTCCGTTTTTACGGAAGTTCCCGAGGCAAGATCAATTGTTGGAGCAATCGTTCCAGAAAAATAGTTTTTCATTTTTCTTTGATTCAGAATGAAAAACGTATTGATTGCTTCACCATGAGAACCACCTGTTCCTTGTGCCCAATAATCTCTGGAGAAATGAGAGCAACTGAACTCAACAACGACTTTTTCAAGAACGAAAGGTTGTTTGATTTTGTCTGTCAAGGGAATAAGAATAGAAGAAGATCCGGGTGCGTAATTGGATCCAAAGGAATTGTATGGAATATGATATTTGTCATCAAATGGAAATCCGAATTCACTGATCGGTGCTTGACTGAAGTATGTTGCATATTGCGAGTTGGCGACGTTCGGAACAAATGGCAAGAATCCAACAGCCTTATCAGACAAATAGGCTTGGGCGGTGACTTGAGAAGCTTCACTGTCACCTAGAAATCCGACAAAAGTATCATAAATATCTTGGTAGTAATTCCAACTTCTATTGCTTCCGACTCCCCAAAATGCTTGAGCATCCGGGTTCCAATACATCATCGCATAATCGTTTCCTTCACTATTTCCATTTGAAGCGGAACGATATCCTACAGAACTTGTATGAAGAACTTCATAATCAAACTCAAGAACAGTCTTTGACCAAAGGGGTTCTTGGAACCCTTCACCAGCATCAATGACGGATGATCCTGTAGCGAAAAAATCCAATCCATTTGATTTGCCGTCAGAGGCATATTGATTACCATCAGAAAATGGCAATGTTTCTTTCTCTTCAAAAAATGAAACAAAACCATCTGCTACATTTACGGTTGCGCGAGCATTTGGAACAATCATTGAAGAAGTGAATTCTGTGCTATTGATCCACTGATTTTGTGTATTCAAACCAATAGGGTAAACAACACCACCTTGTTCATCCAAAACCAAGGAAGAGCGACAGTTGTATATCTTCCTAACTTCTTCGGCTGAAAGAGCCTTACCAAAAATTGCAACTTCGTTCAGATAACCACCCCAGCGATTTGTCTCGGAGTCCGGATTTCTTCCAAACCAAATTGGTTCTGTGATGTTTGCAATCTCAACAAAAGTTCCAAAAGAAAGATTTTGTGTTGCAAAATCTGTTTCTCCATTTATATAAAGATCCAAAGACGGAGAAGATCCGGAATGATAAACGGCTGCAATATGCATCCAGTCATTTTGATTTGAAGAAAATCTTGGAAGATTTTTGATTATAGAAATAGAGCCGCCGGAATTAGAATCGACAACAACGAAAGCAACATAAGGTGATGCTCCTCCCGCTTCTACACCTCCCATTTGAATGTTGAATTCGTCGGTGCGATAAATAATATATCCTTCTCCATCACCGAAGGCTTCTTCAGGTTTTACCCAAACAGTGAAACTCAAATCAGATCTGGATAGATCGATTTGATCTTCTGTGTTTATGAATTGAATATTGAAATTGTCATTATCTTCATGATTATTCCAAAAAAAACGAGGGGTACGATCAAGTTTTCCAAAAGAATTGAAGTTCAATCCTAAATCGTCTTTTGTGTATGCGTAATCCGGATATTGATTTCTTTGAATACTTGTTGTTATTTGTGTAAACTGCTGATACAGGAAAACACTTCCGGAAACCAAAGCTTCTTCAGCTTGCACACTCAAACACCTCGGCAAGAAACTTGGAGAAAAATATTCAACTTTGAAGTTTTGTTCAAAAGATTTTGTTCCGGGATTTCCAATTCTTTCCGAAAGGGAATTATCACTATTCATTTTGAAGTAAAGCCACAAATCATCTTTCCAAGTATTTGAACTTGAAGGATAAGTCGCAAAAGTAATGGCACTTCGATCGTCCCAAAATGTGTTTGTTGAAGATCCGGCATTCTCTCTGTTTTGAAGTTGTAGACGCGGAGGCAAACCCTTTGCTCTACTTCGTTTGTTTGAACGTGGCATTCTTCACCCTCTCAAAAGACCGGCATATGCGATCGAATCGGTACCATATCTTGCATTACCAGCATCGATAATGGTTCCTGCTGTAGTTGATTTTACTGTAAATTTCTGTCGAATGTCTTCGCTCAAATCAAAATCCAGGCGATTCAGCACAGAAATGAAATCTGAATTTGTGGTATTGATCTGTTTTACAATTTCTTCATCCTTAGTTTCGTCCCAAGGACGAATCAACGTTTCTTGATAAGCAACATAACCATGAATGGTTATGCCTCCCATAGTCTCTTGACCTTCATCAAGAAAATATCTTACTTGAAGAGGATCTTGGTAGTCTATAAACTGTTCAATTCTATTTGAGCGTCTATCAAGAGTTTCAAAGTTGTTTCCATCTTCCAGTGTTCCATGAATTTGTCTTGGAAAGAATGGACCTGAATGGTCTTTCCTGTAAGGAATCGTCAACGGTTCAATGATTGCCTCCTCCTCAGATTGTGGTCCATCATTGAAATAAATTGGTGTTGGGTAACTGTCTCCAGAGCTCAAATAAGCAACAGGGTTGAATTCGGGAAGTTCTTCCCAAATTAGTGAGTTTTCATATTCAACCCATGATCTTGCTTGACCAATTGGATTTGTTCTTGTGTAATGACGAATGTTTCCAGACCAAAGTTTTGGTTGAGAGCTTCCGTAAAGTTCACGATATCCTCTAAGTTCCACACCTTGACGATAGGCATCAATTTGTCTTGTGTTGACTCCTTCACGAGTTGATTCAAACTTCAACACTGCTCGTGCAACAAGAATGGAATCAGTCGCATCATTGAACGGAGTAAATTCCGTTGCAAACTCCCATTCATTATCAGAAAAAACACTCATATCAATACCTATTCACCTCTCCAACAATTAGGCGGAGAAGGATGGTTGGTTTCAATCCATCTCTATTTGTGTCACCAAGATAAGCATCTTCATATTTGTATTGAACTTTTGGTCTTTCCAACATGTGACTTTCAACAACAAAGTTTGTTCCATTATATCTTGTTCTACGAGGAATGAGTTGCTCAATAAACATTCCAATGTTAGTATCAAACCATTTGTAAAACTCAAAGAAAGATTTCAAATTCATTCGACCTGTAAGTCGATTGAAATAGATTGATCGAAGGTTGTCCAAGCCTGGATAATCAGGGGAAAATTGCAGTTCTGGATTTCCAATCACGTTGTCAAGTTCATTTAGTGTTGCAAAGATTTTTACAATATCCTGATTGAGTGCATCAACAATAGAAAAATCTATAGAAAATTTATTGTTGTCGGTCGGTATTTCTGATCTCGGCAAGGAATAAACAGGTGCCGTTTGTGCTATTGAAGAAGATGCAACATTTTGAAAATCTTGGAATGAACGAACGCGAATTTTTTCAACAGAAACTCCTTCATCAAACTTTGGAGAAATGTAGCTGTAATAGTACATCTCTGGAACGATGACACTTGAAGTCAAAGGAAAAGCCGAACCAGACCAACCAAAATCACCCTGAGAAAAATCAAAGAGATCCAGTTCTCCGGTAACGTTTGATTGAGTAACGGCTTGATCTGTCGAAACATCCATTCTCAATTTTTGCCAAGAACCACTTACATTTGTAACGAAACCAAATTGACTTGATGGATTTTCAACACCAAGTGAGGAAGGATTTCGTACATGTTCAAGCCACTCGTGGTCAGTCAAATATTTCGACCAAAAACGTAGATAGGAAACCTTTCCAGCAAAGTTGGTTGTAAGAGAAGTCTGATCTCCATCTGCTCCCAAATAGGCTGTTTGATCAATTGAAGAACTTCCAATTGCCAAGAAAGCTCCAGATACATTTGAAGTAGAATCGATCTGCATGTATGGTGGAGGTGATCCAACAGTTGCAGTTAGGAAAGAAGAAGTTTGAAAAACTTGTTCAACTTCGCCAAAGTTCTGCTTGGCGGCACGAATAAAGAAAGATGAAGAAATTGTGGAATTCAATCCATCATCATTTCTTCGTCTTCCAAAAGAAATGTACCATTTGTCTCCATCAAAAATATCTGCTCCGGAAAGAAAAAGTGAATCATTCGAAACAACATCATCACTTTGATAAAGGTACAAACCCTGTCCATTTACAGCAACAAGATTCATCAATGTTTGTCCAACTCCTTGAGGAGCTGACGAGCCAGTTGTTAGAAATCTAATCAAACTTTGTGATGGGAAGAGTTGAACAGAAAGTGGAGAGAATTTGTATGTTCCTTCTATTGTCCAAGAACCCGATGTAAGAAGCGCATCGTTTCCTGCATCACCGGAAATGTATGGGTATCCTGGCTCTGTTCTTGGTGCGGTCAAATATGAACTTTGAACGAAACCTCCGGAAAGGAAGTTCAACATCATCGCACTTTCCGATCTTGTTTCTCTAGAAAATGTTAGTGGGCTTCTATTTGGTCCACCGTATTCTCTAATACGGAAGTTATTGTCAGGATCAATTCCAACTGTTCTCAAAAACGCTTTGATCGAGTGCAAAGTTCCCTTTGACCTCATAATACTATTGAGATTTACGAGAATACGGCGCCAAATTTGGTTTTGAACAAATTGTAAGGAACTTTCAGCAGAGGAATATTCCGTATCTAAATCATCTCCATCAATGAATTGTGAGATTGAAGAATTGGTGAATAATGGAGGAAGTACAATTCCTTCTCTTCTTGCAAAATCTTGTAGAAGTGCATTGGGAACTGTATCGATTGAATTGTAATCAATTGCAACAACATTTGAAAATGCTTGCAAATAGAGCTTCATTTCATCAAAGAATTTTGCCCAAAGATACAACATTGAAAGCATTGCTGTTGTATCTCCCATTTGAGTTGTTCCAGGATTCGATCCAGAAATTAATGGATCAATGATATTTCCATCTTCATTTTCATATCCATAACTCTCTTGAGCTTCCAACAAATAATGTTGAGGAATGAGGCGTGTAATAAGGTTTGGATTGTTCTGATCAAAAAAACTTGCAGAGGTGAGAAGGGTTGTTTCAAACTCAACCAATGGAGTGTATTTTGGAAAAAGCACAGGGCTGTACAGAGGCTTCTCTAATGTCATTGGGGAAGGACCCGCAATTGAACTTGTCGGAATATCACGAACTCCTAGTTGATATCCAGAAAGAGATAGGTTGCCATGAAGGCTGTTCGATGAATGATCCAGAACCAATCTTGTTTGAGAACCGGAAGGTTCATTGAAGCGATAGTAAAGTTTTAGATCATCTCCAGAAAAGACATTTCTCTTTGAGAACTTTTTCAACTCTTCAACTGTTCTAATATCATGCCAAACACGAAATTCATCAATAGCTCCGGACAAAGTATTTGAAGGAGTAAATCCAGAAAAAGAAGAACCAGATCCAATGATAAGAACTGAGGAGGTCAGAGGAAATGAATTGAATTCGATTGCAAATGAACTTGTTGAATTCAATTCTTGGTTTACATAACCATAAATTTGTTGATTACCCGGTGTTCTGTTCCAGATAAATGCGAGATGATTCCACTGTCCCTTATTGAACTCAATTGTTGTACTGTTTGTGTAACCACCAGAAACAACAAACAAAGTAGAAGAGCCATAGTCTGTTGAGGCTGTCGAGTTTAGAGTGATTGCATAACCAAAGTTGTCACTAATTTTGTTCAGAATGAACTGATTATCATTTGATTGTGAAGGTGCGAAAAATTGAAACTCAAAAGTCATTGACTTATTTTGAGGCATCAATATGGAGTCACCGGATGTGTTTGAAGATGCATTTGGAAATGTTGCACCTGCAATGTCTTGAGTTGTAACATACGTTCCTCCAGAACCTTCTCCATTGCTTCCTGAGAAGAAAAGGTAGGTGCAGTTCTTCGGCATTGTTTCAAAGACCCAACGTTCGAATCCTGTTAGGTTATCAAGAAATTCATCAATTTCTCCACGGTTTCCATCGAATGGGAAACTGTCAATTATCTTTTGAAAAGCGACATTTGACTTTACTTGAGCCGAGTTGAAAAATGTGTGATTCTCAAATTGTGACCATGAGATGTTGAGTTGTTGTGTGTTTTTCAACCCTACCAAATTTGGTTCATATTTGAAAGAAGATGTTGACGAAAGAGAAGTTGAAGAAACCTCGTCTGCGTTATACTTTGACAAAACAACAGCATCACCTTGCACGTTTGTAATACCACGAATTACCGTTGGTTCAAACAATGATGGTTTGTTGAACTGAAGAGATGTAATGTTGTTGTTTTTTGGCATCAAGAAACCTTGAAAATAAATCCGTTATTTTGAATTAGTGTATCTTTTCCGTTTTCAGAAATTTTGAATTCAAACTCATAAACCTGTCCAGAAACTAAATCAGACATCCAAAAATCAAAATAGTTTCCATCTCCATCATATGATGTTTTGGTTGCAACATCATCAAATGGAATGATGACTTGTTTTGTAATGCCGTCAACCATTCTCCAAAACATGTTCTTTTTGACAGAAGGTTTCGGGTCACGTGAAAACTTAGAGGGCACCAGGAAATCGCTATAATCCTGTACGAACACTCGCAGACGAGCAACCTGATCTCTGGTGTACGTGTTCTGAAGATTGAACATACTCACAACAACATTTTGACTTGGCAGCGAGGAAATCGTACTTGTTTTTCTAGAAAATTGAATTGCCGAGCCAGTGGCGAACACATAAGAAGCGTCTGAACTCTTCCAATATGGTGTGAAAGAAAAATCTGTTGAACCAGATAGGAAGGCATTTAGTTCTGAGTTCGCTGTTGGATCGAGAACCACAGAAGCCGAGTAATATCCGGTCAGTGGAACATAACCAATTAAGACAGACGAACCACTGAACTGCTGGGTAAACGTTGAGAGCGATCTGGTCAAATGGTTTATGGATGCAGAATGAGTTGTGCTATAACTACTCGTCCAGTAACTCACCCATTTACTTCCAACAAGTTCCAACAACAAACAATTACTTCCCGAAACTTCATTTCCAGCAAGAACGAAGTTTTGGAAAATTCCATTTGGAGAGTTGTAAAGAAAGATGTTGTTTGGGATAGAACCAAACAACGCTTTTGAATTGTCATCTTGAAGAACGTCATCGTATTTTACGATAAGTCTTGGTTGAAGATCAGGGTTTGCTTGTTTTGATCCAAATCGCTTCACAAAGCGTGTTTGGTTGTCAGTTTCTTCAAGATTTGAAAAGGAAATTCTCCAGCCGTGATCAGGAAGAAGACCAACAATCGTTCCTGAAACCAATGAAGTGACTTCAACAAAAAGGTCTTCATCTCCACGGGCAAAAGCAAAACTTGCTGTGGTCGATTGCACACCGACACCGAGATTACCGGAAGTGATCAAATCAATATTGTTAGAACCGAGCAAACCCTTGGCATTTGCGCCAGCTTCATTCCAGAGGGAAGTACCATTGTTTATTGAGGCTGTCAACCAATTCACAGCATCTTTATCTCTAAATGAGATAACGTCTCTTCCTCGTCCTTCATCCCAGGATTTTGAAACTGGAATTACTTCGAGTGTAAAGTTTGATGGAGTAGTCTGTCCTCCATACACATCTTTCATGTGCAGATATGCCTTGAATGAATTATCTCCAACGTTCAGAATACTACTTGTAAGTGCAACAATTGGTGATAAATCAAACTTCAACAAACCTCTTGTAAGTTCGATCTCATCATCGATTACAGTAGATCCGCTCAGGATCTTGGTTTCGCCATATAGTTTATAAAGGTCAATTGTTCCTGCTTGACCAGTATTTGCATTGAATGACCTACTTCCTGCAATGTATTTTGAGGTGATGTAGGCATCTTTTGAACATGATAAAATTCTGTACATATCAAACAGCCGTTCCCTGTAGATCAAAATTCTTATACTTTACTTCAAAGATGGATCCCGGAGGTCCAATAACAATTCCCTTTGAAGTGTTTGCTTCAACGTTGAACTGAACATTTGAATATGTTCTTTGTCCAACACTTGTGTTTATGTTTTTGACATTGATTGTGTCAACTGAAATAACACCAGGATTGTTGAAGATGATGTTGTGAAGATCAGAAAGAACGAGCGGTTGATCAATATCAAAGTTCTTTTGTTGAAAGAATGCTGACAGTTTTTTGACTACGTTTTGAACAACAATCTGTTTGTTTTCTCTAGGATCCACAACAATACTGAAATCTACTCCAATGTTTATAATTTGAGCATCGAGAATGTCAATTGCATCTGAGATTATTCGATAAGTGGAAAGAAAGGTTCGAATATTCTTTTTCAAGGCATCCGGTGAGATTGTTAATTGTCCATTCGAATCTCTAGAAACAACAAACAGTTGCGATGCCATTGGATTGTCAGGATTGTTTCTAATGGAAGCTCGGAAAACTCGACCGAAATTGGAAGGCATTGTATAAAGCCTTGCCAGCAAGTCGGGCTTTGAAACAATTCTTCCTTGAGAAGCTTTCACGGAAGGTGCTCGAAGTTTCAAATCATCAATCGACGGAGCATCCTCACCTCCTCCAGCCTTTTCATCATTTGAAGCATCAAGCGATGATCTTACAAACTGTGCTGTGGCAGGATCAGGCGAGCCTGGAAAGGTAATTCTTGTTTGAACAACGCCAGAAATGCTCTTTCGTGGAATGTTGTGATTTAGACCGCCACCATGACGATATGTGACTGTAACCGTAGTGTTTGGTGCCAAAATACCAAGTGTTGTAGTTTTCAAAAGATTTCCAGGATTGATGGAGAACCTTGAAAACGTTCTCTTTCCATAGAGAGGCACGGCAAACTCACTCGGATCCGGAATGATATCATCATTCAAAGTCTCAGCAGAACCACCGCCAAAAGTAAGTGTTGTAAGTCTGGTTTGAAGATTCATCTTTGAAATAAATCTATAAGGCGCAGGAATTGGAATTAGATTGTCTGGCACATCTGCAAAGTCACTTGCAATGTTCGTCACAGCTTTGTACACTGTATCTTCATTGAGAGCATCAACTTCATAATATACGTTTCCAAGACTATCTGTAACTGAGATTATTTCAGTTACATTTTCTTTGGAAAGTGTAAAGGTTTTGAATGGTTCAAAACTTCCAACAGAAAAACTATCTGAAGCTCTTTGTCCAGAAATACAAATCTCTTTGCGTTTCAAAAAGAAGGTTGTTGGAATATTTGAACTGTTCAATTGTCCGATTGAGACTTCTGCCAACAGAACACCATTGGGGTTTGTTTCTCTGAAATCAATATCTTCAACAAGTTCGAACTCTACTCCATTATTTGAACGAATCACAGTTCCGGCTCTGAGGATTGGAAGAGCAGCAGGATTTGGTCTTGGATTTGGATCTGAGATTGCTGGTACTTCAATAAAGAATGTTGCATTGAGAACTGCTGGAGATGCCCCAACTATTTTCACTCCATCCTTTTCAAGCAGACGTTGAATGTTTCTGTTTTCTACAGCACTATCTGTAAATGTTTCTTGGTATTGGTGGTCAAGATAGAAAGAAGAAACGTCCCCAACGTAAGATGCAAAATCAAGAAGCATTCCTCCGAATGAAGCTTCAGAGAAATCTCTGTTTGCATCATTGTAATAGGTTCGCGCATAATCCAAAAGATCACGTTTGAAACCATCAAAATCTTTGTTTAGATACTTTCTTTCTTTGATCCTTTTGAGGATATCTTTCTTGCTGTTATCTGCCATAATCAACCACCAACATAAATAACCACTTCAGCAACCGCTTCCGAAATGGCAGCTTGTGGCACTGAATAAATAAGAATGATTTTCACCTTTGCTATTCTTCCATCAACATCTGTTCTATCAATTTTACTTTCATAGAACAATGGAGTGACGAATGGCATCCATTTTGTTATGGCTGAGTTGATACGAACGATTGCCTGATTGTCAAAATCTTCTTTATTGAGAAATTCAAAACACAAAGGTCTTAGATTTGCCCCAAAATTGTATAGCTCTACGCGCTCACCCCAATTGGTCATAACCAAGTTTTTCAAATTGTCAGCAACTTGATCACCGAGAAGATAATTCATCTCAAAGAAACTTCTTCCGGAATAATCCAGTCGAACTGGAGTTTTTACTCCAATTGGTATTTCTAGTGTTCGTCTTGATAGACTTTCATTTCTATTTGAATACTCAACTCCAACATCTTTGAAACTCATTCTTGACATGATCAAACCTCGCTAATCGTTGGAACAGAATTTCCAGCGGTTCTTCTTATTTCTTCACGCAGCTCAGCAATTCTGTTTTCAACATAATCTACAACAAACTGATAAATCACTTCACCACGTTCTTTTGCATCAATCTCTAAAATCTCTGTGGCAATCCGTTCTGCTCTTCTCCTGATCTCCTCAGCAGATTGGTTTGTTGAAGAGTTTCCAGATTTGGATTTTTCAATAGCTCTTTCTCTTGTTTTTTCAGAAGCTTTTTTCAAACCCTCTGTCAATGTCTTTTTTGTTGCTTCTGCCATTTATCATTCTCCAAAGATGCGTTTTGAACGTGCTTCGTCAATCTTGTTTTTCGTTTTTGTATTTCCGTCACTTACATGTTGGTCCGTACTTGGTTTTTGCTGACTGTTTGCCGTTCTGACATTTGTCAAACCAGCACTGATAATGCTTGCTGCTGCTGTGGCGCCACTATCTGGTCCATATGGAGTACATGTACTTGCTTGCAAAGCCAATCCTACTTGTTGAAGCAAATTGGCAACTTGATCCCTCACAGCTTCAATCTCTTTTCTCATGTCAGATCGTAGATTTTCGATTGTTTCTGCAATGCTTTCACCAGCTTCTTTTACTTTTGTGTATTTCAGATAAGGTTCTGGACCTGCTTCAACAGAATCCAAATCGGGTTCTTGGGAACCATCAGTCGCTCTTCCAAGGAAAATTTGAGCTCCATTTATTTGAATGCGTCCATCTTTGGTAATCAAAATATTCGCTATGGTATTTTTATCACCTTCTTTGACAATAAGAATGGAACCTTCTACTTCTTCATTATGTCTTGCAATAATTCTAACGTTGTCACTCTTTGCAACAACATATGAACGATTTTTTACGCCACTTGCCTCTGGTTGTGGCTGAACAAGAACATTACTTGGATATTCCAATTCTGTCAATCCAAAACTTTCATCTGCTCTAGCTTGTTGTGCAATATAAAGCCTCGAAGCATCCTCAACAAAGTCATTGTCACCCTCTTGTGGGTTGTTGTTCTTGTTGCGTCTGTATGGGGCTCTATCTGCCTCTAGAAGCCCTCTACGATTCTCTATAAGGCGCGCAGATGTTTTCTGTGGGTCTTCGTCCTGTGAATTAGGAACGGTCCTTCCACGACCTGCTACAAGGTCTATACAGCCCGCAGAACCAGAGACGTCCAGTTCTGATCTTGATGTTCCAGAAGTTTGATCTTCACCCAAAAGAATGGCTGAATTATTCGATCCCTGAATGAGGAAATCTCCGGGTCTTTTCTTTTTGATTGGAACAGGTTCATATGTTGTAACTTTGTTAGCCTTGGCTGTTTGAAAGATTGTTTCAAACGGGTTTTGTCCAACATCTGTCGGAGACACTCCAATAGAAAACGTAGATGAAGTATTTCCTCCATTTTGAAATCCGGGAGGAATAGCTTGGTCAGTTCGTTCGTCTCTTTCACTGGTTCGATAGTTATCTGGATGAAAAGTTGGATCAAACTTTCTATCTGAATGTGAATAGTTTGGATCTTCGATTGTTGCCCATTCAGTTGGACGAGAAAGCCAATATCCAATCTTCATACCGTTGTTTTGAATGTCTTCAAATAGTCCCCAAACCATTTCACCAGCTTTTACTGGAAGCATCAAGTGAGATGAAAAGAAAGGTAGAAGAATAATCCCTTGGGCATTGGTGCTTTCTTGTTGGTCTGAGACGATTCGCGCAACAACAGATCCATTCGGCATTACATCAATGATTTCTGGGTTTACAACAGATGAGGCGATTAGATCGAGGTCCTCTTCTTCAAATTGTTCAATGTCATAAATCACGTCAACAACAACACATTTGACAAAAGAAGACGGATTGCCTTGTTTGCGCAAGGCACCTAAATCATTAGAAATGTCAGTTCTATTACCTGACGTCAATCTCCTATTTGGATTGAATCCGCTTCTTACTGCCATATGTCAGTGCTTCTTTCGCCTTGAGAAAGGATCGATAACTTCTTTCTTTTCGATAGTTTCATAGACGTCTTCTCCATCTATGTAGTTGTCCTCTTCCTTCTTTCTGCTAATGAGATCAGCTAACTTGATTAATTGATCGTTTGCTTTACTCATTCTTTCAAGATATTTTGTGATTGTTTGTCCATGGATTGCATGCTCATTTGAGTTTCCATGAACCTTCATGTAAAGATCAGAGAAGCAAAGGTAAGCATTGCTTCTGTCTGTAATGGCATTTGAATAGATGTTCTTCCACAATGCCTTTTGTTTGTCTTCAAGAGAACTGATTGAATCAAGCACGTCAGCAAAATCTTGGATTTGTCTCTTGTTTTCATCGTTGAGTTCTTCTGGTGATTTTAGGTCAAATTCTGTTGTCATTATTTCTCCGTATCAAATAAATTGTACCTATAATTATGGCAAAGTTCAATTCCAAATGATTTATGTTCACTTTACAAACCTGAAAGATGCCGTTGCTATCAAAAAGAGTGGAGTTCTCTGGAAGAGTTCCTATATCGAAGGTATCTTTGCTGTAGCAAAAGGCGGGTTTTCATCACCAGGTGTTCAACAATCCAAACTTGGTAGAGTAAGTAATAGAAATGTGGCAGTGGTCTTCAAAACAGAAGTTCTGCCAGATGCAGCCTTTCCGGAAGAAGTTGTTTGGCATGATCTTGAAGATATACCAATAAAGGTCATAAGCATTGTGAATCTTGATCAGTTGGAAAGGTCAGGTTTTCTTGATGAGAGCCTGCCCATAGATCCAGAGTTTGATCAACTTTCCATCCCACTTCATCCTGCATTCTCTTGGTTTCCAGATAGAGACTGGACAAGAATGCCAAAAGGAACCAAGCCGTGGATCCCGGGAAGAGACAATGAGAAATACAAAAAGGCTCACGCCATGTTTGCAGCGGAAGCCTCAATAGAAGAAATTTCAGATTTTTGGAACTCTTTCAAATAGCGTCTTCAATCGTTTTCTTTGCTGTCTTATAATGTTTTTTCAAGTTGCTCAAAACCACAGAAAGTTGTTTTGGAGTTAGATTGGTGATCTCTCTAATGTAAAGAAGGATAGCTCTCTTTGAGACAAGATCAAGATCATCAAGTTGGTCAAGAACGATCTTGATTGCTCGAACTGTTTCCTTTTCGTTTTCTGTTGTCGAAAGACTTTCAATTTCTTTGATGAGATTTCTTACGTTTTCACGCAAGTTCTTTTGTTCCAACATGTCTTCCCAAGTTGGAACAATTGAATAGTTCTCAATCGTCTCCATGTCATGATTTGAGATTCCATCTTGGTTATCAATAGAAATATACCTTTGAACATTTTTGACATTTTGCTTTGAGCGAATCGTTAGGTAGCGTTTTGCAACAACGTTGAAATAGGAAAATGCTTTTGAGTTTTTTGCAGAATTAAACTTGAGAATAGCTCCATAAAGGAACTCCACACATTCACTCTTCAAATCTTTTTTTGTTTCGTGAATGACATTGAAACCATAGACGTTTATCAAATTTTCAACAAGGGCATCAAAAGCTGGAAAAATTTCTTTTTCATAGATTTTGTGCCTCTCTTCTTTTGTCGTCGCTTTTTGATATTTTATGATCGACTCCTGTGTTTGAGCCGTAAAATAGTTCTTTGATTTGCCCGGCTTTCGCTTTATCAGACGTCGACCTTCAATACGTTGAACACCTTTTGTTTCCATCATTTCCATCTTTCATTCAGTTTTTCAAGGTCTGCTTCTGACAATCTACGTGTTGTTCTCTTGTATCTTGCAATCGTTTTTAGAGCCTGGTCTATTTCATCAACCTCTTCGACAACATACTTTTCTTTAGAGAATTCAACAAATCTCTCAATCAATCTGCTTACTGAAACCTTTGCCATCGTAACATCATCTTTAGCTTCTACGACTGCCGCTTGAAGTTCTTGGTTGTCGAAATAAAGTTTCAAAGCAAGGAAACCTTCAAGACTTTGTTCAACATTTTCAAATGCGTCGATTGTTTGAGAGAGTTCATCTTCTAAAACCATGATAATTTTAGCTAACTGCATGTATTTTACAATCATCACAGTCAAAGCCAAAACAAGCAACGCAGTTAGAATTCCAAAAAAATACATAAGACCTCAAAGATATGTAGAAAGAACCTCATCGTATTTCTTTGAAACACTTTCAAACGAATATCTTTCTTGAACTTCGGACATTTGTTTCTTGGCAGCTTCGACAGGAATCTTTGAGTTCTCGTAGAACTTCAAAAGACGTTTCTTTGCACTTTCCTCTTTGACAACTGCCCATTTTCCTTCTGGATGAAACAAAGACTTGACGCTGTCTGCTGGTGTTGTTGGTTTCAGGTCGTAATCAACGGAAAGAAATCCAGGAGTTTTCAGAAACTCCGTGTGAGCTGACCAGTTGGTTGCAATGACAGGAAGTCCACATGCTGCTGCCTCAAGCATTGGAAGTCCGAAACCCTCTCCTTTGGTGAAAGAGAACAATGCCTTGATTTTTGGATTTTTGTACAGACCCGCAACTTCTTTATTTGTCATTGTTCCATGAAGAAGATAAACTTTTGGATTTTGTGTAAGTTTGGACTCCATCAAAATTTGAGAAAGGATGTGTTGAGAAACTCGTTTATCAATTGTTGAGTTTCTTCCCATGTTGGTCTTTACAACCAACCCAACATCATCTCTATCTTTGAAAACCTCACAGAACCACCTGATTGCGTAAAAGGTATTCTTTCGATCTGTATCTGGATTTCCTGTAATCTGTCCAAAGAGAAGGAAGTTGAAAGGAGTAGACAGTTCAAGATGTAATGGCTCTGCCGATACACATTCATCTAAAAAGCTCTCGGGGATGACGACAATCTTGTTGGCAAGTGAAGGATCAATCGCAAGAAAGGCGCGGCGAGAGAACTCACTTGGAACAACAACCAATGACATTTTGTGAACATGAGGAATCCACGAAGGGTTTACCTTATCTGCTTCGATTCCTGCCGTTATTCCAATGTTTACTTCACCAAGATTTTCATCCCATTCATTTGGAAGTTGAACTTGAAGAGTTAGTGAGTATTTTGGAAGTTGTTTTTTTGAAGCTTCAATAACTTTTCCAATCAACCCATTTTCTCCATCACCATTCAAAAGCCATGGTGTGTTACCCCAAGGAAGTGGTTGACAGAAAACAGATTGCTCTGGAAACTTGTTAAAAGCCCAGCGTGCAACTTGTCGTGCATGAACACCATAACCGGAATTAGTTAGAAATGGTCCACGAAGAAGAACAGTTTTTTCACTTGTCATTTGTCAACACACTTTCTTTCTTTTGTCTCTTTTTGACGTTCATTGTCTTTTTCAATTCACTCATTTTTTTCATAACTTCTTCTTGAAGTTTTTGATTTTCATTCAAAGCCGCGGGTGGCTGTTCGACTCTTCTAACTGGAGTATCGATGGATTGCAAAGTCCAGATGCCGACTTGTTCTTTCGAATTATGTCGGAACTTCTCAATGGTTGAAGAAAGTGTTGCATCCCAATCTGCGATGACTTTTTCAAAGTTGAATTCATGATCAACATAATCGATCATTTGGGCTTTTAGTGTTAACTTCTCTTCTGGTGTGAAGTTGTACACCTTGATGAACGCATCACGAAGTTGCTCATGAGTGAAAAAGTCTTCATAGATATATGGAACAAGTTGAGAACCAATCAATGAACGAACAGCAGGTTGAATAGCGACTCCATTTTCTTTTCCGGTTCTGTAGTCAATAACTTGACGCGTGATTCCTCCGGTGCAAAGTCCTATGATGGGCTTCCCGACCTGCATTGAAATCAATGTGGAAAGACCAAAGCCTTCATTCTTGGAAACATTCACGGTTGTATCAACAATGTTATGAAGAATGTTCATCTTTTCAAAATCAAGTTGAACAGTTGAAAACCAAACATTGTTCTGCAATCCAAGAAGCTCAGCGTTTGCCAAAAGATTTGGACCGGCTTCATCATAAGGATTTGTGTGCATGATCAATGCAGCTTTTCGATGACCTTCTGTCTTTTCAAGATGATCAAGAAAGAGCTTCCATGAAGTGAGCACATCTCCAGGCATCTTTCTTGATGCATTTCGATTTACCCACAAGGCAAAAAACCAATCGCTCTTATCTCCGAAATTCTCTTTGCGTAACTTGACAATATCTGCATCAGGAAGTGGTCGATAGATTTCTTTTGGAAATGCGTGTGGAATATAGTTTGTTTTCTCAGGAAAGTTTGGCTTCACAAGTTCATATGTTTTATAAGCCAAGCAGTTGATCAAATCTGTTCCTTCATAGAAAGGGTTGTTGAATGCTGGGAACGGATCATTGTCCCAAACGTGCCAGTAAACAATAGGACAAACCTGACGGACTTCATCTTCAATTTCCCACAACCAAATAAACTGACGTGGGTCCGTGAAAATAAAGATTGCATCCGGCTTCTCGATTGCAAGAAGGTCACGAATCATTCTTTGATCACCGAAACCATTGATTGGCTTCACAATAAAATCTGGATTGACAACAACTGTATCATAGTTGTCATGCTTCATCGCGCCACCAAGACAACGAAATGAAAACTTTCCGGTTTTGATCAATCCTTCAATTAGAAAACGCGCCTGAACACCGACACCTGACGGAGCTAGTGGGTGATCTGACAACATCAAAATTTTATACTTTTTTGAAGGTGTCTTCATAAAGAGATCATCGTCATCATCGGTTTCTGGTCCATTAGGACCCAAAAGTGCTGGGTCAACTGTCAATAGGTCTGCCATTACAATCCTTTTCTATCTCATATTAGTGCCAGAACTGATTGATGTATCTTCACATGTTCAATTCACGATCAAAGTCTTCTTCATACATTATCTTGACTAGTTCTTTGAACGTAACTGTCGGTGTCCACCCAAGCTTCTCTCTTGCTTTTGTGGCATCACCAAGAAGAAGAGGAACTTCATGTGGTCGAAAAAGTCTTTCGTCAATCATAAGATGTTTCTCAACATTTAGTCCTGCAAGAGAGAATGTTTCTTCAAGAAATTCTCTAACTGTGTGAGTTTCGCCTGTTGCAATGACATAATCATCAGGTTCAGGCTGTTGAAGCATTAGCCACATTGCACGAGTGTAATCGTCAGCAAGACCCCAATCTCTTTTGGCATCCAAATTACCAAGTTTCAAAATCTCTTGTTTGCCAAGTTTGATTCTGGCAGCAGCCATTGTGATTTTTCTTGTTACAAAAGTCTCACCTCTTACTGGACTTTCATGATTGAACAAAATCCCACAACTGATATGAAGTCCGTAAGCTTCGCGATAATTTCTGCAAAGATTATGAGCATAAAGTTTCGCACAAGCATAAGGCGAGGCAGGCATCATCTTTGTTTCTTCGTTTTGTGGGGCTTCTGGATTGTCTCCATACATCTCACTGCTCGAAGCTTGATAAAATCTGGCGTGTGGGACAATTTGACGATATGCTTCCAAGAGCTTGAGTGTACCTCCGGCAACAACATCCAGAGTTTCTTCGGGAACTTCAAAAGAAACTCTTACATGAGATTGCGCTGCTAGATTGTAGATTTCATTTGGTTGATACTTCTGCAAGAGTCGATACAGACATGAACTGTCTGTCATGTTTCCGTATTCCAACTTGAAGTTCGGATGAAAGAAAACGTCACTATCTTCATCAAGTCTATCAGTGTTGATGAGAGAAGTTCTTCTCTTCATTCCAACAACTGTATAACCTTTTTCAAGAAGTTGCTTTGCTAAAATAGAACCATCCTGACCTGTTACACCTGTAATAAAGGCTGTTTTACCAATGTCAGTCATTTCATTCCTCTTATTCTTTCTTTTCTTTCATTCAGAAACCAGTTCCAAGTCTCGGTCAATCCCTTTTTCAAAGGGGTGAAATCTTCTTGATCCCAATGCAAGAAGGTTAGGTCAACTTTTGTCGGTTTCTTTTGTTGACCATCTGGTTTCATCAAATCCCATTGAATTGTATCCGGATCAACGTCGGCTATTTCACACATCAAATTTACAACATCAACAATCTGATAGTTTGTAGGATTTCCAATATTCAAAGGTTCTTCCTTGTCATAAAGGATCAATGCCTTCATGATGATTTTGCAAATGTCTGTAGAATAAGTGAACTCCCTTTCAGGTTTTCCTGTGCCCCACATTACAATCGGTGTTCCATTTTCTTTGAAATCAGCAAACTTTCGAATGAGAGCTGGAATGAAGTGACTAGTTTCCAAGTCAAAGTTGTCATTCGGTCCATAAAGATTGTTTGGAACTAGCGTCACAAAAGCCGTTCTTCCAAGTTTTTGATTTAGGGCACGTCCATATACATCAATCATGCGCTTCGCGTAGGCATATCCGAAGTTTGAAGGATGCGGAGGTCCATCATGAAGTTTCTCTGCCTCTATGGGATATTCTATTTTGTCTGGATAGATACAGGAGGATAGTAGAGACACTGTTTTCTCACAATCGAACTTGGCAGCAGTTCCAAGAACATTTAGAGCCATTTGAACATTTTGTTCAAAGAACTCTGCCTGGTTTTCCATATTGTCTTTCAACCCTCCAACGCGAGCCGCCAGGTGAATAACATGAGTTGGTTTGTAAACAGAAAAAGCCCTCTCAACATCTTCTTTATTCAAGAAGTCAACTTCTTGTCTAGTGGGAAAAAAGACCTTTTCATTTTTCAGAACTTGCCGAAGAGAACGACCAACCATTCCCCATCCACCTGTTACAAGAATTCTTCTTTTCATGTTCAACCTTTGTAAGAGTTTACAACAGAAACGATATGTTCTCTGTCTTCATCTGTAAGCCACCATCCAACAGGAATACAAAGATGAGTTTCGTCAAACAATCCAACAAACTCTAAATCATCTTTTTTGAACATGGAAAAACATGTGTATTGATCATTTCGAACATGAACAACATCCGAAGCAATCCCATTTTCTTGAAGATATGTTTGAAACTTTCTTCTATCTGAAGAATTATTCAAGAAAATCGTGTAAAGCCACCAAGAAGGTTCAGACACCAACGTGTTTACTTTTGTTTTGCCAATCAAAGGATTGTTGATGTACATGTCAAAGTAGGCAGCATTCATCTTATGCTTCCTAATAATGTCTTGAAGATATGGCAATTGAAGTAGACCAATAGTGGCGTTGGTGTCATTCATATGATATTTGAAGCCAGCTTCACAGATATTTTGACTCCACTTGGAACCTTCATACTCACGGCTCAATCCAAACCATCGAAGTTTGCGCGCACGCCGAGCCCACGAAGGACCTTCACTGTCTTTATTGAAAGGACAAAAAGCAACGGCACCACCATCACCTGTTGTTAGATGTTTGATTGCCTGAAACGAGAAACACGTTATTGTTCCATGATTGTCAAAACAATCTTCTCCAACAAGAACTTTCTTCTCTGTCCATTTTGCACCCAAGGCATGTGCTGCATCAATTACCAAATAGATTCTTCTTTTTTGAAGAAACTCAAGGATTGATGGGTCAAAAGGAATGCCGCCCCACATAACAGCAACAACTGCTTTTGTTTTATCCGTAACCAAACGCTTTACGGAATCCAAGGCAATGTTACCTGTGGCTGGATTGATGTCTGCCCAAACAATTTTGGCACCTCGATGAACTAGTGGCTCATTTGTAGCAGCACAAGTCATCGGGGATGAAATCACTTCATCACCCTTACCAATATTCAAACAAGCATAAGCAAGATCAAGTGCTGATGTTCCAGAGTTTGTTAGGACCACATTTTCGTTCTTGATGAACTTTCCAAACTCTTGTTCAAACTTTGTTGCAACAGGTCCCTCGGACACCATTCCACTATCCCAAACTTTTTGTATAGCTTCTCCGATTCCTTCGGGTTTATGTACTTTGAAAAGCGGGATTGTTTTTTCGATTGTCATCTTTTTGTTTTCTCCATGTATGATTTTATCATCTCATCGAGAGAACTTTCAAGCTTTCGCTGCTGTTTCCATCCAAGCTTCTTTGTTTTTGAATATTCAAGGGCATAACGGACGTCGGCACCAGAACGATCACTTGACATATCAGCTACGTTTTCAAATGTTGTTCCAAATTTTTGCGCAATCATTGAGACGATTTCTTTTACAGAATATTCTTCATCTGATGCAATGTGATATGAAGTGTTTCTCTTTCCCTTTTCTATGATCTTGAGGATAGCTTCAACATTATCTTCAACATGAATCCAGTTTCTTACATAAGAACCTGAACCATGGACAGGGACCTTTTTACCTAAAATCATGTTTGTAATGGCGCGTGGTATCAACTTTTCGCTATGTTGACGAGCGCCATAATTGTTGGTCGTTCTTGTGATGATATATGGAATTCCATATGTTCTTCCCCAAGCAACAACGAGTTGTTCTGCTGCTGATTTTGAAGCTGAATATGGGTTGCTTGGTTTGTGGCGATCGTTCTCACGAAACCCAACACCCTTTTCCTTGTCTCCAAAGACTTCATCCGTACTGATCTGAATGAAAAGGGGATAGGCGTGCTCCCAGCCTTTCTCCATATTCTCGACTTTTTTGTTCTTGAGCAACTCAAGTAGATTATGGACGCCTTCAATGTTGCTTTTCAAAAATGGATCGGAGGTTGTGATTGAGTTGTCAACGTGACTTTCTGCTGCAAAATTTACCAAGAAATCACATCGAGGAAGCGAAGTCAATTCGCTAATATCAGCTTCAATAAACTTGTAGTCGCCTTCAAACTCAAGATTTCTATTTGCTGCATAAGTCAATTTGTCAATATTGACAACTGAGTGTCCTTGTGAAAGGACTTTCTCAATGAAGTGACTTCCAATAAACCCACAACCGCCAGTAACCAAAAATGTTTTCTTGTTCATAATCTTTTTTCCATGAAAATCTCTTCAAAAGTTTCTCCATCTTTTCTTGTATGAAAACCACGAGAAATTTCTACGAAGCCGAGATCCATGTATAGGTTATGAGCAATATGATTTTTTGAAAAAACTTTCAACGAGGCTTTTGAAAAATTGTTCAATTTCAAAAACTCAAAAAACAAACGATAAAAAGGTTTGGACAATTTCCTTCCTTGAAACATTGGGGATATGTCCATTCCAATCATAATAGTTTTTTCAATTTGATTGGAAGTTCTAAAATATCCAATTGAATGTCCATTTAGTTCGGCAATAAAAAAAGAAGGGCTTTCTCTATCAAACCAACTGAACGTTTCCTCAAGACTAAAAAAGGTGTTGTCATGCAAATTCTGACGAACTAAATTCCGCACCTCATTGTAAAATGAAACATCGTCAGACGTCATTTTTCTAATTGCGAAAGATCCAGATTGGATGCTGTCAATGGTGAATAAAGAAGTCATTTCTATACAGTGAGGTAAATCTAAATCCGGCGTGCCACAGCTCGGTCGGAAATCCAACTTCACCGTAGTCTATTCCATCTATTTGATGCTCATACTTTACTGTTTGATTTCCTTTGTGAAACACCCCAATCGCTTCTTCGATTCGGCACAGTCGCATTTTTGTGGTAAAGTAAAAGCCGCCGTCGGTCCAATACTCACATTCTCTCATTTTTTTTCGAGCATTGCCCCGTGATGCTGTAGTTTTGTATTCGGCTATTACAGAAGTGGAGCCGGTTAGAGTAAATTCTCCAACGTAAATTATGTCTGGTGTTAGTTTGACCTTAGCAGCGTCGAACCAATCAATCTCATTTGAATAGAAATCTTCTTCAAAATGGGCAACATGAACATCATTTGAGAAGTTGCCAACAAACTCTTTCCACAAAGTCCAAAGTGCAGCGATTGTGCCACCCCAATTGTACATAAACAACATTTGAAGATCATTTGGAATGTGGCAGTCTCGAAACAGTTTGGTCAAGTCCTGTTCATAATCATCTAAATTATCAACAGAACAAACAATGACAGGAAGGACTTTCAAACCTTGTTTTCTTAGTTTTGAGATTTGTTTGAGATGTCCAACAATATTTTTTGTTTTGTTTCTACTCAGATAGTAACAAACAGAATAGATCAAGTCATATTCTTCATTGAAGTTGGCAAAACCTCCATTCCATTTATTCTCAATAAAATAGAGACTTCTCATGAAACTAAATATTTGATTTTATCAAATCATCCCAGGAAACATATTTGATTGTATCTGGATTGTTCGGATGCCATGCTTTTGAGGGACAATTAACGATTGTACCAATGGAGCTTCCACGAGAAACAAATCTTACAGGAATGTTCTCTTCCAAAATCAACGTACTGTATTCTTGGGGACGTTCTTCATCATGAAGGTTGTATGTGCAAACAACTCCATTTACCAAAACCTCAATGTCAACAGTTCCAGTGATTGCAGTCACAAAATACTTTCTTTCTTTGTGAAGAATTGGACCTTTGACTGTATTTGGAAGCATAGTTGTCACATACACCATTTTCGGGTCGTAATCTGGATGTTCCCAGTCTTTGAAGACAGGCATCATATCACCTTCTGGCGTTGAGATTTTCTTAGTTGAGAAGTATTTCATAATCTGACAATAGACATTCCAGGGAAACGTTCATCAATAACCGTGTAGGGAATTGTTGTTTCACAAATTGGTTTCTTGTTGTATTTGACCATCCACTCGATTTGATCTCGCTCAGGAGTTCCTCCTTCAAAAACCATTAGAGCTCCCTTTGTTTGAGGGCGGTCCTTCAACATGTCATACAACTTTTGAAGTTTGTCTCCATCATTTGAAATATCAACATGAAGCAAATCAAACGGATCAGGATTTGCTGCCCAATCAAAGATGTCAAGTTCTCCAAGAGTAATCCAGTCACCTAAATTGTTTTCCAAAATTCGATTTGAAACGGTTGCAAAATCTCCATGTTTGTGTTCATAGTTTTCCCAAAGGTCATATCCATAAACATGACCGCGGTTATTTAAAACAGAAACAGCTTTCCCTAACCAAAGTGTTGAGTACCCGTTCAGAACTCCAAACTCAATAACGATTTTTGGTTTCTCTTGGAGAACAAGAGAAGCAAGTTTCTTTCCCATTTCATTTTGCGTATATGAGGATTCTAGGTGACGAAAAGGATCTGGTTCAATAAGATATGAATTATAATTTGCCATCAAACTTCTCTTGTAACATTAGCAAAACTGTCATGCCAAAAACATGAAACCTTATCAACAACCTTCAAAGACTTATTCTTTGTTTTGATAAAGTGAAAAAGGTGATCTTCAATTGAAACCTTGTAATCAACCATGGGCTGCAAATTTTCCTCAGACAAATATTCACAAAAATCATCTGTCTTCATAGAAAACAATCCAGTAAAAAATTGATTTTTGTTTGCCAAAGAAAATATGTTGTCCGGGTGTTCTCTGAACTTCTTGAAGAAGGTGTCGTCTTTCAGAGTCAGTCTTGGCTCAAAATGAATGATGTAATCGTAATCTTGAAGCAAACCCGAATTCTTCAAAAGAAGATAGTTTTCAACAATACCGGCACCCTTATTTTTTGAACCAAAAACATTGCTCTCTGTTGGAATAAAAAACCAATCATCTTTCCAGAGACTCAGAATTTCTGGTGGAATTTCATCCTTGTCCTTGACGGTATTTTCAATTAACAAAACGGAAAACTCATCATTGGGGAGAGTTTCACAGACTTCTTTGAGTGCTTCAAACCCGTCGAGGAATTCTTGTTTCCTTTGTTTTCCCTGAGAATGGTACGGATTATTTGGTGGATTGAGAGTGAATAAACAAGTTATTAGGGTTCTCATAACCAAACCTCTTGTTGTCCTGCTGTGTCACGATAGTCCATTGAGTCGACGTTTGAATAATCGTAATCCTTCAATCGAAAGTTTGTCCAGCCGCCGCAATAAGGACGTTCAAGAGAAACAGTTCCAGCAATTGCGTTGATGCCTGTTCCTACATCCAGAAACACAACGTTTCTTGGTGCATTTTTTCGAAGCCATCCCAACAAACCATTTTTAGTGTGTCCGATTCCAACAAGGAAAATTTTCGATGAGCACTTTTCTAACTGTTCCAGCACCATTTTTCGTGTTTGATAAATGTTGTCGCAAGCAAACTTTTCCGGGATACTAACGTAGTCTTCGAAGCGTTCAATTCCAAGATAGTTCTGATACTCTTCATGCTTCATCAGCTCTTGAATAAGTTTCATTTTTTCAGAACCGCCTAACAAACCGATCTTTCCACGAAACTGCTGAAAAACCCATCTCGATGTTACAGCAGCATAAGTAAACTCGGCAGC